TATGCCTCCACCCATCATTGATGGTGCATCTTTTGCGCCAGGTTTAAGTCCCGCAGGCGCTCCGAGCATGGTTTTCATTGCCTTTTCAGTCATGCCACCTTTTCCATACTCCATCATACCGCCTTTGCCGTACTTCATTTTTCCACCCATCTCAAATTCCTTGATGAGTTTCTTAGCCATGTCGCGCTGTTTTGGATCTTTAAGCAAGGCTTTAAGCATACCTCCAGACGCGTACATTTGTTTTAGTTTTTCATTCATCATCTTGTTGCAACTTTTAGATTTGTAAATTTAATGAATGTTATGTAGGTTTATTGGAGTGAATTAAATACAATGAAAACTAATTACGAATCACAAATGACCGTAGAAAGTAAATCGGTCATTACGAAGATTGCGGATTACGCGGCAAGTAATATGGTGCGTACAAAAAACAAATCAGAATTGTATGCACGCATAGTAAATAAATGTGCGTCTATTATCGGAAACGTTTAACCTTCTTCTTGATCTTATCAGGTTGAGCCACGAATTGTTTTCCTCTTCTGTTACCCTCTGCTTTGGCTCTGTTTGTCGCAGCCTTCTCGGCAGCAGAAAGAGCCTTCCATGCAGCATCTGGCAAATAACGCTTTTTACCTTCTGACTTACTACCGTCAGAGGTTCTCCATTTTTGTTTAGTCCAATCCTTTAAGGACTTTTGTGATTTACGAAGCGCCATTAGTTTTTGTAACCTCCTCCTTTTGCTTTATACTGTTTTGCCAACATCTGTGCTTTACGCGCAGACCACTGCCCTGGACGACCGCCTTTACCGCCTGCCTTTATTGATTCAAACAAACGCTTACGCATTCCTGGTTTAGTGTAGTTACCCGCCTCGTTTACTTTAGATCTATACTTCTTAGCCATTACCATTTAACTTTATTAGCCCAGTAAGCAGCAGACATCTTGCCTTTCTTTATGTTTTTTCTATGACGCGCTTTGAAAGAAGCACGCTTCTTCTTCATACGATCAGACTCGCCAGGTTTTGGCTTGCCCGCTGTTTTAGCGCCCTGCTGTCCAAATCTAATTAGTTTTATTTTGTCGCCTTCTTTTGCTGCAACAACGTGTGATTTTTTAGGATGATTTGGTGTACGTTTAGGCTTGTTAAAACCTTTAAGACCGTGACGTTTTAGAAAATTAGAATACTTACTTGCCATAAGGCAAATATAAGGACTTTACTTGAGGCTTTCTCCGCCGGCCCACAGTACTAAAGATTTACGAATACCAGAGGTTACTGGCGTTACCCTGTGCAGCAGGTAAGAAGGAAAGACAATAACCGTGCCCTGTGTCTTTGACGGAACGCTATCATACTTTCCTGTTTTTATTTGTAGTTCTCCCCCTGTGTAATCCTTCGGGTCACTGAGTTGCACCACCAAAGACAACTTTCTTATAGACAACTCTCTCGGACCTATATCAAGATGCCAATCATAAAAACCTTCTTCTTCTCCGTGATATTCTGTATACTGAATACTATCAGTAAGTCCTCGTAAAGAAAAGTTCCACAAATTGTCGTTGGCAATCGTCATGTAGGACATCAAGCGGTCATACAACCAATGAGTTCTGTGTATAGAATTATTAGCGCTGTCTAATGCGCTTATCCATTTTATATTTGATTTACGATACTCGGTCAAGTCCATGTCCTTGCCCGCAATCTGTGCGGCTTGATAAGGAAATCCTTCAGTTAGTTTTAGGATATCCTCAACCTCCTCTGTATTAAATGCTTTCTCAAAATAATACCACCCAGTCATATCTGGTTGGTTCTCTTGTGTAAAATATGGTACTAATTCCATGGCTATGGTTTTTTACAAAATGATACAAGCACATATCTCTCTCCTTTTACAACCGGTCGTGCTCCATGACGGTGGGTAACCTGAGATGGATGAATAGAAATATACCCAGTCTTACCCTTGTGTAATTTTTTTTGTTTACTAAAGTAGGTACCTCCGCCCTCATACTCTTCGTTAAGGGCAAGCACACAGGAAATGTCTGCATAATCGTGGTGCAACGAAAGATGTCCTTGTACTGTCTCTTCGTACTTGATTATAAAGTTTTCACTCTTCATTACATCCCATCCCTTTCCTTCAAGGTGCCACATGTGTATTGCAACTGGATATACATACTCCTTTAGTATTCTTTGATAATACCACTGAAGTCCAAGTTCAGTGATTAACATATCTGTAGCGGGATAATAGTCGTGACGCTTTTCGGTCCACTTGTTTGAATCGTTAGCCTCTTGAATTAAGAGTTTACAAAACTCCTCGGTAAACAACGGAAATACATAGATGTCATCAAATGGTTCATCTACAATTAAATCATACTCTCTTAGCCTTGCACTGTATGTGACAAACCTTTCTACAAACTCATTGTACGGTATATTGCGCAATAGATCTTTAGTATAATCATACACCTTATGTACTTTCGTTTCTTGGTCTTTCTGCTTGAACATGTGATATTCCTTTTTTAACGCTATTGCTCTTGTGTCTCTGGTAATAAAATTAAGGTCGCCCCTTGGGTGTTCTGAAAAGGTGGCACTAAGGAATTCGTCTACAGCAAAAACATACTGGTCAAAATTCTGCTCAAGCAACAATCTGCAGCCCTCTCTGGTCAACATATAAGAATGAGTGCAGTACGTTAGTCTTGGGCTTACATGATGCTCTGATATGGATTTTGGCTCTTCTGGAAAATTACAGCCGAGATAAAACAAGGTCCAGTCGTAATCCGTTTCCAACAAATCTGGATTGAACTTATTAAGAACCTCAAAGTCTTCTTCTAATATTAGAATTTTTTTATAACCCTTATTGTATGCGTCTTTCCATACTTGTATGTGAGACAGCGCACAACCTACTTCTCCGGGCATTACATTTCTATTCCACCATCCGTTTTCATGACCTTCTATTTTCCAGTGATTACAAACCTCGTATTGATCTGGAATGTTCTCACCAGTGTGCCCGTTGCATCCCAATACAATAGTAACAGCGCTGTCAAGACCAAAGGAGGCGAAACGCTCTTTGAGTTCCTGCTCCTTACTTATGTCGAGGGTGATGATATATGTCATGTCTACCTCTGGTTGTAAATCACTTTCCATCAAGTCTTTCCATTCGCGACATACATTTACCCACCAACATCTTTCTATATACTCATCAACTTCATCCCACTTTATATTAGGAGAGTTGAATCCATTAATAGTTTCTTCCAGTCCTGCGATCGGATTTACTAATGGCTTGACATGATGAGCCAACATTTCTAACGCTGTTATGCAGTAGGTTTCATTGTAGTCAGTAGGGTAATACCAAGTCTCCATCCGTGACAAAAGACTATATAAATCTGCTACAGAAAGATTGCCGTGATACGTTACATTTTCCATAGACTCTACACGACTCCTGTAATGTGTTTCAAAATAATCTACACCATACGAGGGTGTACATATATGTAGATGACCTTCAATATATTTTTTATCGAAATCAGAAAGGACATTTTCTAACCCTCTTTCGGGATGTGATGTATACACAAAAGAACCTGATTCCTTTTCAGCAACTGGCTGTATTAAGGATTCGTTTATACCATTGCCTATGATGTCAACCTTATTACTGTGCACAAACGCTGTCTCTTGTTTTAAGAATACTTGCTTGTGCCAATCCGTTAGGCATACAACCTTATCAGTGTTGTTGTACGCGTCTTGTATCTCCTGATCTGACATTCGCTCACCTCTGTACCAGTAGTATGGCAACTCATTGTGTAGCCAGAATATGGTCTTGGTCCCTGGGTTTATCTTGTAATAATTCAAATAATGTAAATACGATACACCAACGATTACGTCTGGGTTCTGGATCGTGTGAGATTTTGATAGTGGGACATACTGAACCTTTCCTATTTCAATTTCATTCACCTCACCCACAACAAACACCGTGTGTCCCTGATCAGCAAACTCTATTGATAGATTTATAATGCACTGCTCAGTTCCTCCGAGTCCATCTGTGCTTGCGTCCCATGGCTCTGCGTAGTAGCCTGCATGAAATATTATCTTCATGACTCTGTGCTGAAAAAGAATGTTTGGAACAACCTACCCGTAGTCATATCATTACCGAAGTAGTCCATAGATGTATGAAATTGTTTGCCTCTATATAGAATAAGCCTGTTGTATACATTTCCTATTTGACTAACCAATTCCCATTTAGTTACGTCCTGAGCCTCGTTGTCCCACTCTCCTTTGTTTGAGTTTGGCTCTGTTAATCCAGTGGCTTTATGTCTATAGAAACCAGTACCTGAAGAAAGCGGAGCGTTAGGGGTTAGATAAACAACCCCCGCCCATTTTGTCTCTCCGTCTGAGTGTATCCAAGAACGATTTTCTGCTGTAGTGATTTGATAAGCACCATTGTATTCGTCGGGCCAATAGGTTATGCTGCCAAACTTAGGAGCGATAATGCTTTCGATAATATCCTTTGCGCTTTGAGTCCAAAAACTTTTAGTCCTGGCTCCAGGAAAGTTACCAACTATATTGAAGTCCTGATCAAGCGCAAACTGACGAACGCTGTCTACATCCTCGTAGAAGTTGTCTACAATGAAGGTGCTGATGTGCATTTAGTGATACGTATTTAATTTAATTAGCACCACTAAATATAGACTATCTAATTGGTTTTGACAAAGACAGAGTTAATAACATATTCACCGGCTGCTAATCTATCTACTTCGTTCAAAGCCTCTTGCTTCGTAGTGAAGTAAAGTGTCTGATCATAAGTAGAAGGATCGTCTGGATCGATGTTCCATCCAAACGAACCTGTAGTGCTCAGTCGTGTACCGTCTTCTGGTTTCTTTATATAAAACTTTTCTTCTGTAGCCATTATGATAATCGTGTTACTGAAATTGCTCCGTCGTCGCCATTGGTCTGGGTAACCTTGTGGTTTGCTGCTGTGCCCTGGAAGAGGAATGTATCAAAGTCCATATTATCGCTCGCACTTACTTCTATTGCAAATGCAGTTCCTGTTGTATTTTTTTTGCCAATACCTGTGCTTGCACTAAAATACTGAAGATCAGTTCCACCTTCAATTGATGTTCCATTAAGTTTAGCACTTGCTCCAAACACACTTTCTCCTGAGTGTAAAGACTGCCAGTTGATGTTCCATGACACCAAGTATGTACCTGCTTCATCAAACCGTATCTGGTTACCGCTTTTGGTGGTGGTTGTTGTGCCGCTTATCTCTTGCGAGTCAATGTTTATCTGTTGATTAGTTGAGGTATATGTTTGATTTACTTTAAACAAATACTTGTCTGGACTATACGATGCGCCTGAGGCTCCTGTGGCTCCCTTGTCACCATCTGGCCCAGTAGGACCAGTAGGTCCTGTTGAACCTGCAGGACCTTGCGATCCAGTTGCTCCCTTATCTCCGTCTGGACCAGTAGGGCCAGTTGGGCCTGTTGAACCTGCAGGACCTTGTGCGCCGGTTGCTCCCTTGTCACCATCTGGCCCGGTAGGACCTGCAGGACCTTGTGCGCCGGTTGCTCCCTTATCTCCGTCTGGCCCAGTAGGACCAGTAGGCCCTGTAGAACCTGCAGGACCTTGTGCGCCGGTTGCTCCCTTATCTCCATCTGGACCAGTAGGACCAGTTGGACCAGTAGGACCTGCAGGACCTTGTGCACCGGTTGCTCCTTTGTCTCCGTCTGGACCAGTGGGACCTGCAGGACCTTGTGCTCCAGTATTCCCTTTAAGTCCAGTAAGACCAGTAGGACCAGTTGGACCAGTAGGACCTGCAGGACCTTGTGCTCCAGTAGCGCCTTTGTCTCCATCTGGACCAGTTGGACCAGTAGGACCTGCAGGACCTTGTGCGCCGGTTGCTCCCTTATCTCCATCTGGACCAGTGGGACCAGTGGGTCCTGTTGGACCTGCAGGGCCTTGTGCTCCAGTCGCTCCCTTATCTCCGTCTGGACCAGTGGGACCTGCAGGACCTTGTGCACCGGTTGCTCCTTTGTCTCCGTCTGGCCCGGTAGGACCAGTGGGTCCTGTTGGACCAGTTGGGCCTTGTGCTCCAGTCGCTCCCTTATCTCCGTCTGGGCCTGTTGGTCCGGTAGGACCGGTAGGGCCTGTTGGACCAGTAGGGCCATCTGGTCCTGTTGCACCAGTATTCCCTTTAAGTCCAGTAGGACCAGTAGGACCAGTAGCACCTTGTGCACCGGTCGCCCCCTTGTCTCCATCTGGACCTGTAGGACCAGTAGGGCCTTGTGCTCCAGTCGCTCCCTTGTCGCCATCTGGGCCTGTTGGACCAGTAGGGCCAGTAGGACCTTGTGCTCCAGTCGCTCCCTTGTCTCCGTCTGGCCCTGTTGGACCAGTAGGGCCTTGTGCCCCCGTATCCCCTTTAGGACCGGTAGGACCGGTAGGACCGGTAGGGCCAGTAGGACCGTCTGGTCCTGTTGCCCCCTTATCTCCTTGGGCTCCGGTTGCTCCTTTGTCTCCTTGCGGACCTGTTGGTCCTGTTGGGCCAGTAGGGCCTGTAGGGCCTGTTGCACCTGTGTCTCCCTTATCGCCTTGGGCTCCAGTTGCACCTTTCGCCCCGGCGTCACCTTGGGTTCCTTTGTCACCCTGTGGGCCTGTTGGACCAGTAGGTCCTTGTGCTCCGGTGTCGCCTTTGTCTCCTTGAGGGCCAGTGGGACCTGTTGGGCCAGTAGCACCCTGCGGGCCTTGTGCCCCTGTTGCGCCTTTGTCCCCTTGTGGGCCAGTGGGACCTTGTGCCCCTGTTGCACCTTTATCACCTTGAGGCCCTTGAGCCCCAGTCTGTCCTTTTTGGCCCTTAGTGCCCTGAGGGCCAGTAGGTCCTGTTGGGCCTGTCGCACCTATTTGACCCTTTTGTCCTTTGGTACCTTGAGGTCCTTGCGCTCCAGTGTCACCTTTTGCTCCGGTTTGTCCTTTCTGACCTTTACTGCCTTGAGATCCAGTTGGACCTTGTGCGCCAGTCTGACCCTTCTGGCCTTTCTCTCCTACCTCTCCTTTTTGACCCTTGTTTCCTGTTCCACCAGTCTGGCCCTTGTCACCTTGCGGACCGGTTGGGCCTGTTGGACCTTGAGCCCCAGTAGCACCCTTGTCACCCTGAGGTCCAGTTGGACCAGTGTCTCCTTTATCACCCTGTGCCCCAGTATCTCCTTTACTGCCCTGAGGACCAGTAGGGCCTTGAGCACCTGTCTGGCCTTTCTGCCCTTTATCTCCCTGTGGTCCAGTGGGTCCTGCAGCACCTTGAGTACCTTTATCTCCTTGAGCACCGGTTGCTCCCTTATCTCCTTGAGCGCCTTTATCTCCCTGATCTCCTTTGGTTCCCTGGTCGCCTTTAACACCGATTTCTCCTTTTTGTCCCTTATCTCCTTGAGCACCCTGCGCGCCTTTATCGCCCTGCGCACCTTGAGCACCTTTGTCTCCTTGGGCTCCTGTATCTCCCTTTACACCTATCTCTCCCTTCTGGCCTTTGTCACCTTGTGCTCCCTTGTCTCCCTGTGCGCCTTTATCTCCCTGCGCTCCTTTATCTCCTTGAGCGCCTGTAGCACCTTTGTCACCCTGATCTCCTTTATCTCCTTGGGCACCTTTATCTCCTTGAGCGCCTGTAGCACCTTTGTCTCCTGGCGCACCCTTGTCGCCGATCAAGTCTATTGCGAGAAAATATTCTTGTGTATTAGTGAGGGTATGTGTTGGGCCCCCAAGAAAACTCGCTGTTAACTGGTACCAGTCTTCAATGGGTGGTGTTCCACCTTGAATTATGTTTGATATGAAGAAAGATGCAAACTTAGTTTCATCAGAGGTGTCTCTAAATGTGATGATAGACTTATTAGCATTTGTTGAGTCATTCAAAGTGCCTATTAGACTCTCAATATCATCTCCGTTTACATCGTAAATACTTACCGCAATCTGAGTAGCAAGTGTAATTGTACCGTTGTTTATTCTGAAGTTACCACTGCCCGGGTCTGAAGTTGTATCTGAGTTGTTGCTATAGTTGCTTAGGAAACCAAAAGGATTCTGTCCCGTAACACCCTTTGAGCCTATCTCACCTTTCTGGCCCTTGTTACCTTTATCTCCTTGTGTACCTTTTTCTCCCTGATCACCTTTGACTCCTATTTCACCCTTCTGTCCCTTCTGACCTTTTTGTCCCTTGTCCCCATCAATGCCTTTCTGACCTTTATCACCAGTGTTACCTTTATCACCAGTATTACCTTTATCACCGGTAGTGCCTTTCTGACCTTTGTCACCGGTCAGACCCTTTTGACCCTTTTCGCCAACAGAACCCTTTTGACCAATCTCACCCTTCTGGCCCTTGCTGCCTTTCACTCCTTTGGCGCCAGGCAACTGCTTAACAGAGCCTCTGGTTATTTCAACATTTGTTGATGGGGGTATGGTTAAATCAAAGACAAGACCCGAACCCGCTGTTATTTCAACAGAGGTATCTCCGGGTCTAATGATTTCAATATCGATTCCTTTCTCAGCCATTACTGAACTATATCTTGTACCACATCAAAGGTTCCGTAGAGCCACGTTTCAACGCTACTGTCCGAAACAAGTGTAGCCTGTAATCCATAAACGTATGTTCCTGCGTTAACCTGCATGTTAGTAGCAGATATAGTTACCGTCAATACACCTGCATCAGTTCCAGAAATTGTAATATTAGAACTTGTAATGATAAGAGGACCGTCATCGTATTCACGAACCTCCATCTTGTAGTTGTATATCGTGGGCGTTCTTAAATCAAGAGCGTTTCCGTCTGAGTCTTTTACGTTTGATGTTAAAACAAAAGTATCACCACGACGAGCACAGATGTTTACTTGTGCTGCATTATTAAGATTTACATTAGATGGATTGCTACAGCCGCAAGCCCCAGATCCGCAAGTTGAGCACGACATAGTTTAGAGATTTAAGGTGTTAATGTTTATCTCCTCTTCGAGTGGCGCTCTTTGTCCTTGGCGTTGAGCAATCAACTTACTTTGGGCAATAGCCTGTTTTTCGATACGCGCATCTTTTCTGTTTTCTGCTTCTCGATTTTCCTGGGCTTTCACTCCGCTTTCAATCTCTTGTTCGACCACACCATACTGACCTTTTAGTTGCTCGATTTGGATTTTGTATTGGTATTCTAAATCAATCAATTGCGCTTTTGATTGTGTCTCCAACTGAATACGTTGTGCTTCTATCTGCGCTTTTAATTGTTCTTTTTGCATGTCTGCCTGTGCGGCAACTTGTGCAGCCTGTGCATTAGACTGCGCTTGTAGTTGCGCTTGTTGTGCAGCCATCTCTTGTTGTTGTTTGATTCGTTTCTTTCTACGAACTACAAGAAGGCGTTCTGCTTGTTCGACATCTTTAATCTGACGAATAGCAATTGCATCTTCAAGATCTATTTCTTTTTGAGCCAACGCTGTTTGAATGTTTTGCTCCAAGTAAACTTTGTCTGCTTCATTCATTTCAGAAACAACAACTACCCCAAAGTTGTACATCGATAGATTATCAAATGAACTTATCACTGACATATTAGTTTCACCTACAGCGTTTGTATACGCTTTATATAGAATACTTTCAGGAGGTATCACTTGTAAACATCTTACAATATCTTCACAAACCTTTTTGTACAATACTTGTGCAGCATTAGTGATGTCGTGTATTGCATTATTACCGGCGATCAATTGTTGCTGACGAACTCCTACTAAGGCTTCTCCTTTTGGAGTTGTGCCGTCCATAACTTCATTGATACCCGTGGCATCACGGATCATTCTGAGATAGTGATTATACAATGCCACCAACTCTTGAATATTACGAATAGCATTTCCGATCTCTCTTACTGGAGGGTTTTGGAAACCGCCTTCTGGGTTTTTACTTCTGTAGTAAAAGATACCAGTTTGCTCGTATATGTCTTGAATTTCAAGTGGCTGTAGTTCTCCACCTCGTCCTAACTGCACATTTTCAAGACCCTCTATATCAATGATCAAACCGTCTGGCTTGGCCTTGGCGATAGACTGTTGCAATTTCAAATGAGTAATCTGCAACATGTCTGCGAATCCAATAACCGAAGACACCATTGATTTTGGAATCATCCCACGAATATTTGTAGCAACAATACTGTATGACAAACGAGCGCGAGAAATGTCATGTACGTTTTTAGGGATGTTTTTCTTTGGTCCGTAATTAAAGATGCACTCTGTACCTACAATATAAGTACCGCCGTACACCGTGGCGTTCTTCATGTACACTGCTTCTCTGTTGTATACAGATTGCTGAGGTGCATTGTACTCATTGCCTTTATAGTAAAAGCCTATGTTTCCATACGCTGACTCTTTCTTTTCGTAGATAATATCATCCACAGACATGAATTCAAAATCAAGAACCTCAATCTTGTATTCGTCATAACCCTGGCGATAACGAGTGCCTGGGCGATCGTATGTGTATCCTGATGAAGAGAATTGTGTTGGATTATTTCCATACTTATTCATCACAGTCTTTGCAATCTCCTCGTATTTTTCTTCGCTAAATTGATTACCGGCAATACGTTTAAGATCCATGATGGTGATGTACTTAAAGTGACCCGCATAAGTCAGGTCATTAAAGTTTGGATCATCGGTGTAGTTATGTAGGAACCTTTTTGGATCCACATACTCTTCTTTGATACCGTAGTTAGGATCGTTGCTGCGTTTCGCAACACCCATTCCTAACACTGCAAGATCTTCGACGCATCGACGATAGATAGATTCGTTGAAGTTGTTCCACTTCAATGTCATCTCGGTAGCAACCTGAGCAGATATCTCTGCGTCTGTCTTGATGTTTGTATCTAAGAATATCTCAGTTTCCTCTGGTGTGTCTGGCAAATTTTTTGGATCAACTTTTACATTTAGACCCAGTGACTTTGCCTCTGCAATCATATCACGATTTTCAATACGCAATATTGTTGATTTTTTCTTCTTATCCTTTTCTGATTTAGAAATGGGATCTACAGCCTCTAATTGTGGATATGGTTCTCGTGATAAAATTTTGTTTACTACGATCTTAACAAACTTAGGAACGATAGGTACTGGAGTATAATCCAGTGTTAAAAGAGTTCCATCCCCGTTGTTAGGGTTTAAAGAATTTAATATTTGTCTATAGATTGAGGTGTCTTGTGTTCCTTGTGCGTAGTCTCTACAGCGTTCCATCTCGCTGTTTCTTCTTCCGTATAAAGAATTCTGATAGTCACTACCAACCCATTGAGCGTACATAGCCTTCGCATATTGAAGACCATACGAAAGACTCATTTTTTCCGGCGTTGATGCCAACGGATCAGGAAAAGACGATTGTCCTGTTTTATATTGATTATCCATACTCAGAATTGCTGCTATGCAAATATACCTCTTATTATTTACGCAAAATTATCTGACCTTTTCTAAAGAATTGCTTTTTGTTAAAATCTACTTTAGGCTTTTCGATCTTATGTCCTTGCGCTGCGAGCAATGCAAGTCCGCTTGAAATTGAAAGGTCATATTTTGTACGATCGTCAATTTTAAAATTAATCCAATCTTCAAGAGTCCTTTCAAAATACATTTTACCGTACTCTAATGTTTCTTCATTTAATCCTACGTATGAATGTATATATGCTTCAATCGCTTGAGCATGTGCTTGTATAACATCTTGTGAGTTTGATGGTATGCCTTTTGTTTTAGTTTTTATTCCAGTTCTTGAGCCCAGATGCTGAGGTCTATCTAATAAAAATTGATCGTAACCCCTTGATTCAAAATGCCTTGCGATTCCATATTTGTTATTCTCAATAAGTACAGGATAGCCGTAAAACTTGGCGGCCATCAAAACATCTTCATAGAATATCTTGGCTAAAGGAGGGCGTGAAGCATACTCCGCTACAAACATATTTGAAGGATATTTCATGTTAAATTTATTATAGAAATGACAGGCTCCTTTAGAACCTCGGCCATCAACAGTGGCATCAAGATCATAACTATCGACTCCTGCGCATCCGAGCCAGTCGTTCTCTGGTCGCTGTTTATTTCTTAGATCTGCGGGCGGCATCCAAGACACTCTCCAACGGCCAAGAGCGTCTGGCTTGAAAATTACTTCACTATCTTGCACTCCATCTTTCCAACCAAAGTTTCCGCGTATTACTGGTGAAGGATACAGATCTTCGTTATATTCTATTTGCTCGTATATTTTCTGTACATTAAACAAAGATGCCTTGGCACTATCCCTAAATGCCTCAGCCTCAGTAAAAGGGAACTGACGAATCACCTCATTGAGTTCATATGAATCTCCAGAAAGACCCTTTCTCTCGTTCTTCAGATAGGTCTTTGCACCTATGCTTATATACTCACCCTCTAATCCTATCATTGGTTTTTCTGGGTCGTCAATAACAGGCATGCCATAACAATCAAAGAATCCCTCAAGTGCCTCGTATGCAGGAATAAATACTCCATATAATCCAGTCTTTGTTCTGCCGTTATCGTTTCTCTCGTTGACGTCACTGTAGTAATACATCTCTCTGTATTGAGAACCACCGCGGTCAAGCGGGTTGACAGTGCTACCGACCATTGCCTTGCCTACAATCTTTCTACCTACAAGCAAACAAGTACGCTGTATCCTCCAGGCTTCTCGTATATCATTACCCTTCTCCCATTTACCTGCCTCATCCAAATACAAGACGTGGAGTTTCTCCCCATCGTATGCGTTATTTGTGGTGTTTTTCCAGTTAATAATTGTGTTAAGCGCTTCTCCTCTGGAAGAAGTTTTGTTCTTTTTAGTGATACGCTTTGAAGGCTCTCTAAAAGCGAGTTCCACTCTGGGGTTCGTAGTACCATCTTGTATAGGTTTAAAGAAGAAAGGCAGTGACTTATATATAGGAACCACCTTTTTCATGAAGATGTTTTCCTGAGCGTCCTTACCTGTCTTAGACATGATGCCCAGGAGTTTCTCTTTCACCTGGGTTCCTTCGTTGACCATGATTGCTGCAGACATATTAGTGTACCCAGAACGGCGACACTTCACATATATCTGACCTATGCAGCGAGGATCTGCTACACAGGCTTCAAGGTGTATGAATAGTTTCCTTTGAAAGTCGAGGTACGATGGATATCCGATGTCAATCTTACACCACTGTAGGAAAAAGTAGTGGTTACCTGTGATATAGGTAGGTATCCCGTTGTTGTAAAACCATACTCCATTTCTTCTTCTTTTAAATTCTTCTGTAATGTAAGGAGTGAATTTTTTTCGGAATGCATCCGGCATAGTCATCCACTCTTCCATAGATTTTACGTTTCGCAAGTCCTCTGGTAAAGGAACTCTTTCCCAACGCTGATCCGCTTTTGGTCTGTCGTTAAATAATATATCCTTCTTACGAGGCTTCTTAGGGATTTGAACCGGTAAGTCAAAGTGTAGGATTACTTCACCAGAGGTTTTGTCAGGACATATATTTACAATAATCTCCTCTTCTATTTCTACCAGTCCTGCCATCTATTAATAATCCCAGTAAATGAAGACTTGATTACTTCGAGTATTGCTCCGCGAATCCTCCTGAGTAGTCTTTGTCTTCTTTAAGTTCTCCACTGTTTTTAAGGGTTTTGATAAGTTGTTCAAGTCTTTCTCTTTCAATGATTAGTTCTTTTGCATCAACCGCTGTTTGCTTAATGGCTTGTAATTCTGCTTTCCTTTGTGAGCCACTTAGTTCTTGGTCAACAGGTTTTTGAATTTCCGCAATCATATTCTCAATTGCGATCTGCATAGATTCCACCAGTCTAACAGCCGTGTCGATATTATTATACTTATTCGACTTTCCCATAAATTGATTTCAAAAAAGTTCTGTATAGTCTTTCTCCGTCTACTTCCATTTCGTAGTCGGCGTTCTTTCTTATTAGCACTTTATCCCCTGGCTCAAGACCAAGTTCTTCTAATTTAGGAGAGGACCATTTAATGTATCCATATTTCTCCTCTGGTTCTTCTTTCTTTGGCAGAAGGTAAATAATTTGATTACCTACCCTAATCTCTTCCTCTTCGACTTCTTCTTGTTCTTCTGGTACAAGAAAAATCCAATCACTAATTAAACGAATCTCTCCTGTTCTTTTGCTCTTGAATGCGTACGCTTGTGTTGATATGGGGTCACGATTACCATCGTAGTATACTACATATACGTCATCGTCTGGGTCAATAAACTGACCGCGCTTCTTTGTTTCCTCTAACTGAGATGTCTCATCAGATATTTGTAGGTGATTACCGCCGAGAACAACGTGATGATGAAAGTACATTGTATCCCCCACCTGAACCTCTGTTTCATATTTTGCGGGGGTGGCTACCACTTCTGCTTCCATGGTTCTGTGCTCAAACTCACTAAACTTAGTGTCGAGATACATCTCCTCACCGTTAACAACAATAGTGTCCTTAGTCACATTAGGAACTCTAACTAAAAAGTGTCTTAGCGATCTCATTCTTCTTTAAGTTTTCCTGTTGGTTTTGGATGCCATAGATTTACAGCGATAGCAGAACGAAGTCCTTTCGTTACTTGGCTAACTCTATGGTGAGTGCCTCCTGCATCAAATATGATTAACCTATTGAATTTAGCCTCGATTCTTTCTGGCTGCTTGTCCACTCCGTTATTAAATATCTCTAAGTATCCTCCCTCTATCTCCATCTCAACTGGGTAGAACACAGTGCCTATTATGGGGCTTGATATTTTACCGGTGTCTTTCCAAAGCGCTTCATCTTTATCTAAGTGCATGTTTAGATAATCTGAACCTTTGTCTGGTCCAAACTGTCCAGTCCAGTATTCAAAACCAGAAATAGTTACAGGTTTGTAGGGGGATTTATCCGACCACAAGTATTTGATTAGTTTCTTTTTCAGTGTGTCTGCAGGTGAATCCCACCATCCATTCCACCAATAGTAGTTGCCATTGTCGGAGAAGAACTCCTCTTTATTTACTTCGATCTGTTTTAGTAGTGTCTTATCTTCTACGAAGTCATCGATAATAATCATCCGAAATCACAATCATGTTCAATTAAAACTGGCATATCATCTATAGTCTTCCACAGCATAGTGCCGTCTTGTTTGTTATAGATGTATACAAGATAACGACGAATTCCGTGTTTCACAAAACATCTTTCGTCCAATACGATTGAGTCAATAACAGATTCTCCTGCTCTTTGGCCTACGTAATAAGCCATGGCATCTTTCGGGTTTTGCCCGATGATGATTTTTCTAATAAGTTCCATTAAATTTTTATTTAGCAATCGCAACAGTCGCAGTCGCAACTACCCCCGCATCCGCAGATTTTGCAATTACATTTCATATCTATTAATTTAACCAGTAATCAACAAACCCAGAATCTCCATCCGAAGGATCATCCTTGTGGTTTTCGTAAGTATCACTGATAGTTTTTATCATTAATTCAAGTTCGTCCTCCATTGACATGTGCATGCCTGTCATGAGTTCATACTTCTCAAAAGCCTCATCTGTCTCAGGAACAAATATCCCCACACAATAAACAGAGAGAAATTTTTCTTTTCCACCAAATGATTCCATCAAATCTTCGATCTCATCAAATTTGGCACGAAGAAGATGAAAGAATTCTACCCTGTCTTCGTTTGTCATTAGAATGTAATGTTTGCTCCAATATTTTCAATTTTAAAGTAAGAGTTAGTCTGAACCATAAGAACATTAGCAGTGGTCGTTGATGCCCTAAGTTCTATTTTGGCGTCGCTTACTGCATCCCAGTAATACAGTGCAGAAAACTCTACACAATTTGTATCACTTGCATCCAACTCTCTTTGTGCTCGAGCAAGGCTTACCGAGTTTGTGTTTTCAAATATCTGAAGGTCTACAGGAATGTCTGATCCAGATAATGCTGTAAGTTCTATGACTGCGCTAATCCTATAATACCCAGGTCCAGTGCCGAGCGCTATAGCACTTCTTGGGTCTCCAGTATTGCTGAATGAAAATGTATTATTAGCATTACCACCGAACAGAACAGAAGAAGTGGCTTGACTTGTAGCGGCAGTTGCGCTGCTATCTCCTGCGATTTCAGCAAACTGAGTTTTAGTAAGCGATGAAGTATTAACGGCCGTGTTTTGTTGCAACCTTGCATAAATTACTTGATCTGATCTTGCGTCAAGATTGTCTTCTACAGCCTGAACGAGGTCACTTTGTTCAATGTACTTGTACTCGCTTGCACTTTCATCCCAGATCAAATACTTATCGTCATTTGCAGGGGATGTGATTTGTGATATGTTTATAGGATCGTCAATCTCTATAGTGCTACCTGTTGCAGACAGCGGAGCATTTGCAGTAATAGACGCTGTACCAATTGGGTTGGCGTTTAGATCTCTTGTTACTATAACTCCTGAAGTGCTTAACATTAGCGCCTTCACGTCGGTTGTTGAGGTAGATGGTGTGCCTGATATTTTTAATTCTCCTGTTGTCTCTACAGTGTCGGTAGATAGTTTCAGTGCGCTATTGTTTCCGGCCCCGTCTTCTACCACTTGTTCAGTTGCAGAAACCTCTGCTGATTCAAGTTTCAACAACTGGGTGTAGGTGTCTTTAATTTTATTTCCGCTAAGTGATGCCATAATATTATTTTTGTCTTACAAAGATAAAGATATGGCTAAAAGGAAGTCAAGCCGAAAAAAATTGTTTAGAGAGTTTTCAAAGATGGACAAAACTCTGATCAAGAGTAACCATCTAAGAAACTTGACATATCTATATGCGGATGCAAAAGAGAACTACGATATAGGTAGGGCAGAGTTAGAACTGTTGTTCTTTATTTATGATCTGGAGTTCTGGACCATACGGCACGTCGCTCAGGCAATGAACAAGAGCGAGAAACAGATGCGTAAGAAGTTTATATACCAACTGGTAAACAAAGGCTTCATATACAAGCACTTTGATAAACTTACACCAGGAAATATATTAGATCACTTCTTCAGAGAAGAGACTAAGATGAACTACAGAGTACGGTATGCCCTGTCACAAAAAGGAAGGCTATTTGTGACACGTATGTATAAGAAGATGTCGGGAGACGAAGAGTTTAACGTCTTGCCTTACGAGCAGATTCCATAGCCATATTCGGCTCACCCTTGTCGTGGGTAACCAAACGGAAAGGTGCTTCAGGTAAAGCGCCATCATGTGGTTTGTAGTCACCCTTCATTAAGAAGTAACGGCCACCCTCTGTCATCCAGTGGTATCCTTTAGGTGCGGGTACCTTGATAGACTTTTTTAATTTTTTTAGTTTCATTATCCTACTTTTTTCCATCCGCCGCTGCCGCCAAAGACTCCAAAGCCTTCTCCTACGCCTGCAGCAAATGCATTACCACTTGAGCCCCACGATACTTGTGTGCCTCCTCCATCTGCGCTTATAAACGACACCTCAAAAGTGGTAGCCGCAGTAAGCGTGTCTAAATCACCATAGGTAAGGACTCCCTCTCCAGAGATGTCTCCTACGCCTAATCCACCGGCGCCGCCCTCGTATTCCCACTCTTGACCTGTAGGGTCGTTGAACAATACAGTGACGTGTGAATAGAATAAGAAAGAGATGATATCAATCTGACACTGTAAAGACGGAGCATTCTCATACTTCACTGGAACTGGTGGGAAGTCCAGTTTGTAGAACTGTCTGTCCTCTGGGTTAGTAAACGTGTTGTCTGGATTGATGCCTCGATGTGCAAACCACATACGTGCTTTCTCTCTCTTCTCCATTTTATTTTTTCTTTTTCTTGAAATAATCGAACATAGTTTTTTCATACGGCGCGATTCTTCCTTGTTTTCTGTTTAAGTATGGTCCTCTAATAGGCTCTGCCTCTTCTCCAGATTCTTTATAGTACAGTTTACCCTCAATCAACTCGTAGGTTTCCGGATCGAATATCTCCTCGGCTATCTCTAAGTTGTCATACCTCCCCTCATAGAAAGGACCACCCTTATTTGATTTACGCACAGCCCTTGGGTCTGCGGCTTTTCTTTTCTTAGGGTTTTTTTTGTTTCTGTACTTCATGCTCTTGTAATCTCAAAGATGCGGTCGTCGTATCTATGTTTGATATCTAACTCTATGTGCCTGTATCCCGCAACAAGATCCTTCACCTTATCTACACTTTTAATAAACTGATCGATGTCTTTTTCGTTCTGTACATCTTCAATGATAAGTTTACCTCCAGGCTTTACTTTACAAAGATAATGCTCTATAGCATAACATTGGCTATCGACACTATGCGGACCATCGTCTACAATATAATCAAAGAAGTCATCCTCAAACAAATCAACAGTGTTTTGCTGATACGCATCCATGATTAATGGAAAAAATCTTGGGTACTCCTCGTCCCCTCTGTTCTTGTCGTAGAAGTATATAGCATCATCTGCAATGTCCACACCTTCGATCCGCGCGTTGGGGAACCAGTCGTGCCATAGCATGACGCTACCCCCGTGCATAATACCCAACTCCAGAAAGTTCTTCACTCTTTTTGGGTCCTTAAATTCTTCGCTGTAATACCCCTGGATGTAGGTATGAGTATTCCCCTTGTCGGTGAAACTGGAATACTTTTTATAGGCTTCTAATAAACTCATAATATAATCTCTATAGAAACAAATCTAATACATTTTGTAACTTTACAGCGCTATGAAACTACTTGTAAAAAGACTATACAGTGCCGATGACTTTACTATTGGATCACTGTTTTTAGAAGAAGAGGAAGGTAGAGAGTTTCTCTGCTTCACCCTCGAAGATGAATACCGTGAAGAGAAGGAATACGGAGAGACACGGATCCCCGCCGGTACATATAGAATCACCCTACGCACGGTAGGTGGATTCCATAATCGTTATGCTGAGAAGTTTCCCAACATGCATAAAGGTATGTTATGGGTGAGAGACGTTCCTGGCTTTGAGTATATATTGATACACATCGGAAATACCGATGAGCATACTGCAGGTTGCCTGCTTGTAGGAATGTCGGCAGACATGAAAGGGACTATAGGTAAAAGTACCTACGCATACAAAGACATATACCCACGCATATCAGAAGCCCTACTGGATGGGGAAACGGTATGGATTAAATACGAGGACTATGCCTAAGAAGCAAACCACAATCATACGTCTTGAGAAACCAAAGATCTCTCGGCCCAATGTTCACGCAAAAACAAAGACTTCTAAACTGAAGAGTTCAAAGAACTATCGTAAGAAATATGCGGGACAGGGAAGATAAATTCGTATCTTACTTTTATTAATATTCAATTTATATACATGAGAGAAACAATAATTGAAAAGTACGCTCATACAGAGGATGTACTTTTTGCAGATGGCTTTGATGAAGCCATTATGGGTTTCGAGCCCAATCTATGTAAAGTAGTGTATTCAAGAAACAAGTGTGTTGAAATACTATGTCAAGACATGAGTGAAGAAGATGCTATTGATTATTTAGAGTATAACACCTTTAATACTTATGTGGGAGAAAAGACTCCTATATGGGTTGATGATCTTTTAATTCAATGAAACATTTTATTACGGCTGCAGGCATCTTTGCCGCAGCAAGCCTATCGGCGCAATGGGATAACACCATCAGCACAGAACTGCAAGAGACAGTGATCGAAACTACATTACCGTCTGACGACGCTGTAGTAACCTACACCAATACATTTGGGTACACCACAGGGACCGTAGAACAGGAAGACTTCGGGGACGGGAGCATGAGCACCACCCACTATGATCAATACGGAAACCCACAGGGCAGGGCAGAGACCATAACAGATATAGAGGGCAACCGCATCACCTACTTCATGGACGCATTCGGCTACCCCGCAGGGGCAGTATCGGAATCAAAAGACGAATATGGGAAAACGATACTCACATACTATGACCAGTATGGGAATGTGGTACGAATTAGAAGAATTAGGTAGTTTATCCTATTGACTTTCTAAAATATTTCTTATAACTTTACCGTGTCGTAGGGCACAACAACTCGTCGAACAGAAGACAAGTATCTACGCCTCAAGCGTACGAGATACGCAGACGGTTGGCTGAGTTGCTCGGCAGGTCTACCACGACGGCTCGTTGTCTAACGGCCCTTATTTTGCTCAAATTTTTTCGCAGGCATTCTCATTCAACAGATACCTTTATGACCCCTACTCCAACTTAGCGCGAGGGGGACTATCTATGCCCATACTCCCCGCCCTCCTCTTGTGATCCTGGGGTACTTGGAAATTTTGCTGAGTTGTTCAGGGGGGTGGGATTATATACATATATATACGCTACGCATGACGCACGGAAACCGCACCCGAGACCCCACGGGGGTCTTTCCCGCACGGTTTTGGCCAGTTGGTTTGGGGTTCCCACCACCGACCAACCCGAAGTCCTTAGGGACTTCCCCTTCCCGACAAACCCAAACTGACCACAGTTCCAGTTTGTACAAGGTAAAACCTTGTAAGTTCTGAAAAGAGAGGGAACAATCCCCCACCCTTTCCCACCACCGCACACCACAACACACAGGATACCCCGAAGGGGTTGCGTATTGTCCCGTTCAGTGGGGCCTGTATCCTGCACTGCACGTGCGTTGGACCTTCGGTCCCGATTTACAAAAGATGTTACAACATCGAACTGCCTCACAGGAACTCCGTGTGCATAATGCGCACTGAGAGTTTTAACATTTCTTTGGGAAAGACTTTGGTTCCGACCCCCGTAGATTTGTGGCAAATCAAAAAATTTTGACCGATGAAAAACATCACTACACATGAAATGCTGAAAGCATTACAGGCCAAGTTTGGCTCTCACTTCGTAGAGGAACTCTACGAGGAATTCGTATCTACTGACGCTGTTGAATCCTTAGGATTCTTCACGGATAGCCTAAGTGCAGCGTACAGGTCACTTCGTGACCCTCAGTTCAAACTCTTCGTAGAAGGGCAGTATTTTATTAACCTTTAAACTCTGTTTAAAATGAGCGACAAATTATTCAACATCGAGAGTATGCGTAAAATCGAGCACGCTGAAAACATTATCAGTATGCGCAATTTTCCCGTGTGGTTTTCCCCTGTAACGAATGCCTATGGAAAGGAGATGTTTTTATATGATATACACGACGAAGAAGAAAATCCCGATTGGGCCTCCTTCGGAATGGCCGGCGGGTGCTTCGTGCACAAAGGGAAATACCATGCATGTTATATCCCATTGAAATACTAATCCCTTACATCGGAGCCCCCCTTGTGGGGGCTTCAAAAAAGTTTAACGGCTTTAACATTTCTTTATGACAATCCAAAAAATCGGTGCACTATGTTTGCCCCGTTCAACCAAAAATCAAAACGACATGAACAACAACGAATTTCTCGAAAACTACCCGAGTAACATCTACAACATGAAGCACCCGTATTGCATCGTGTTTCATGGCCCTGACGGGAAGGAACTTGTGGATAGAGCCGAAAATTACGAAGAAGCCAAATTTATGCTGAAAGAGTATAAAACGGCGTTCAAATCCGACGCTCTAACGATTGTGCACTTAGGGCGACGTATCATGGCAAACGTTGGCTCCGCCATAGGTCTACACAAATAATTCTAACCGCCCCCTTCGGGGGGCTCTAAACTTTAATCTTATGGGATATCAAAACATCGCTGTAATGGATTACAGCACGGGAAAAGTGAAGGTTTATGAGACTTTCGTGCCTTCGGGGGACGTTCACGAATTCGTGGAGGAATTCATAGAGGAGCAAGGCCACAGGCTAAAAGACTGCTATTGGATGATAACAAAAGAAAACCCTATTGCATCATGATACACACAAGAACAAATCACAGGGGACGTGAATACGTTGTCCGTGTTCCTTCCTCGCCATCTTTGGACGGGAAGAGCACGGCGAACTCTAAGCGCAAATGCATGGGTAAAATCAAGGCCGACGGCTTGGAGTACCACTACGCTAATATTATAGACGGGAAGGCTCAGAGAGCCCGTGAGCGTAAGGAATACCGATTACAAAGAAGAGCCCTAAAGGGCTTGAAAAAACTTTAACGGCTTTAACATTTCTTTGTGATAGTTTCAAAAATTGGTGCAATATGTTTGTGCCGTTGATTTGCTGAAAGAAGAGGCAAAACAACTGACTTGACGGCTTGTGGCGACCACACGTAAAACGGACTGCAAAACGCTCTTATGAGGAACATAGTACCTATGCTACACGTATCTGTAGACTCTAACCACATACGTTCTTACCATAGGTACTCCGAGGAGGTTTGCGGATGTTAAGCCGTCAAGTTTTTACGGAATAGATACAAGGCGTAAACTATACGCTGTTGTGCACGGGGAGCAAGACCCTACTATTCCACTAACCAAAATTTATTTATCATGGGATTAGATATGTACCTATATCGAAAGCCTCGCAAAGACGAGGATATCAAGGACGATATTCAGTTGGTGTATTGGAGAAAATGTAACGCTGTACACGATTACTTCGTGGGCGATGCGGAGGACGACAATTGTACTGAATTTGTCGTAACTCAAGAGGACATAGCCGACCTTATCATAAAGTGTGCGAAGGTGCTAAACAACAAAGCCCTTGCGGACGATCTCCTACCCACACGAGAAGGGTTCTTTTTCGGAACGTATGAGTACGACCAATGGTATTTCGATGGCTTGACGGATACTATCAAAGATTGTGCGGAGGCATTGGGAGATTGGAAAGAAGACGACCAAGTGTACTATTACGCTTGGTACTAAATGCAAATTTTTATGAGCAAAAAAATTGTATGGCTTGAGGGCAATAACGTATTCGTTGTCCGCAAGGGTAAAACGACAAACGACAAAATAAGCGACGGCACGGCCTTAGTCCAAACTTACACCTTTAGTATGGAGCAGTGGGCTTTAGCCACTACGAGCAAGGGGTTTGGTATGAAAAAATTCTTTGCTTTAGACAAAAGCAATTGCCTTGATTGTCCTTTCAGCGTAGGTAATGGGAATGGCGGGTGTTACACACACAAGTTTCAGCAGTACGTTGGCTTCCTTTCTCTACTTCGTAGCATCAAACGGGAAGACCTTACACCACTTGACCGCAACAAACAAGCGGACATGGTGGAAATGGCGTTCAATACTTATGTACGTTTCGGTACATATGGAGAACCTTCTTTGATGCCTACCGAATTGGTAGAGGCTATGGTTTGGGTTGCTAAATCATGGACGGGATATACACACCAATGGGATAAGGATTGGGCTAAGGAATACGGCAAGTGGTTCATGGCGAGCGTACACGATCGGAATGGTGCGTTGTCCGCAAGCGAAAAAGCATATCGCAGTTTCATTGCTACGAACGACGGAAACGAAAACGCTGTTTCTTGCCCCGCCTCTAAAGAGATGGGTTACAAAAGCAATTGTGCAAAGTGTGGCCTATGTAGTGGGGTTCTCGGAAAGGGCTCGAAGGATGTTAAAATTTTACAACACTAAATAAATTTATGTATGAAAGAGATTTTTCTTGCCTACGAGGCAGTAAGAGAAGCGGGTTATTACAATATGCATGACCCAAGAGCGTTGGCGTTGGCTAACGAGATGAACGACATGACCATTACCAAAGCGCAATGGTTTGACTGCATGAGCAACTACGGAAAGTATAGGGACGAGTGGTTAAAGGACCAACCACAATGCCCATCGAACCAAGTAGACTTTACCGAATATTAATCAAAATCAAATATCATGAACGAGAAATTAGAATCTCTATTGGAAAACATCAGTTTTTCACACATCGAAAATCGCGCTGTGGACGGGTTGTTCGCAGGCATCAAAGAAGAGTTGGAAGCCAACGGCATTGACACGGACGACGAGTTTTATAGCGAAGCGTTTGATTTCATCAACTCAGAGTTTAATGTTTCAAGAAGTTAGGATATGGATAAGAAACTTTCAAGAGAAATAATAGACCGCCTTAGGTTCAGTGCACCTATAGACGGGGACGGGTGGAGTTGGGAGTCATACGAAGACCCAAAGACAGGCAACGTGTACGAAATTCCAATAGAAATTGTGCGTCACTTTGATGACTACACCCTTGTAACGGAAAAGAAATAATTTTATGAAAGCAGAAAAAGGTTTCCCTACGGTCTTTTGTGTAGCACACACATTTATGACCATGCAAGACAACTACCTCATGGCTTTGGAAAGCCGTGAGGAAGCGGAGCAAGTTTTCAAAGGACTTGTCAATCAGTTAAAAGAAGACTTAACAGGCGAGGTGTACGAAGATTCAGATTCTGAATTTTACTTCGAAGGTTGGGAAGGCACGGAGCGTGTGTCAATCTTTGAAATTCACAGGCGCTATCGATCAGGTTACGTATTAGCAGATATGATGTAAGCATTATGAATACTCTAAGTAAAGCATTAAATAAAATCGATAGAAATACCCTCGACAACATGGAGCGAGGAGAAACTATCGTGTTGAATGAAAGATACAGTCTTTATTCATACGCCGACATGGATTACTATGTAATCGTGGACACTGACGAAAGTGTTAATGACGAAACCATTTGCGTTCAGTATGCTGATTATCAAGACAAGAAAAATAAAGATGTTGTCTTTACTGATTTCTACGGATACTAAAACGTAAGGCACAGGATGTGAAAGCGACAGCCATTGGTTAGATTTTGGTTTGGTACGCTGTGGCGCTTCAGGGGGTTCGAGTCCCCCCACATCCTCTAAAGAGAAAAAGTTTTTCGACCGTTTTAACAGGTCGTTAACACATTTTAAAAACCGGGGTTTATATGTTTGCCCCACAATTCAATTCAATTCAATGCTTATGCAAAAATCAAATCTAAAGGTAACGGGAGTCCGTTACTTCAACACCCGACGTGGATTGGGTTATGAATGCACAACCAACATACCTGGTGTGCGAATCTGGAACGATGGACATGGTGGGGGTACCTACATGGACGTGGTGTTTAGCGAGTATACGAACCGAGACTTTCACAATACATACTTCCCAAACATCCCTCACGGGTCATGGGCGTATGAGGAAGCACTTGAGCAACTCATCAATGAGTTTGAAGGAGTGTCAAACAAAAACTAAAATCAATTCAATTTAATATGTCAGAATTCAATGATGTCTTCAGTTGGGAAGACAATTTCAAAGGAGGACAGGAAGGTTGGAACAACTACGCTGTCTTGAAGAAGTACAAGAAAAAACTCACGGTCAAGTTGGACTTTGATGAGAAGAAACAATGTTTTAGTGCACTATGGGTGTACTGTAAGGGTGTGAAGTGGCCTGTGCTTGGGTACGATTTTGTAGAGGGCACGGTAAAGCCAATGTTCACACTACAACAGGTGTGGCATTCCTATTGGGGGAAAAACCCCGCTAAAGATAAACTTAAAGGGATGTTTGATTTCGGGGACGATAACAATACCGTGATGTACGGAGATATGAGAGGCGATGAAGTGCTTATCTCAGTCGAGATAGATAAAACTCTCGGCAATCAAGGTGCGCTCATGCAGAAACCAAAGGTCATGATACACCCACATCAGGTGGACATCGAACTCACTGGCGGGAGTTGGCAAAAAGACATTGTGTTAAAACACTTTGGATTAGACCTCGACAAGATAACCGACGAGGAGATTCGACACATCTACGATACGGAACCCGACGGAAAGGACGGACAAGAAGACTTCTGCATATTGGAAACGTATGCTCCCAATATGTCGGAAGGGTTTGAGATAGATGCCGTGATAACTAAGGATAACAAGCGAATCAAGTGGGCGAATTGGAACCCGCGTGATCTGAGAAATCACGGGAAGATTTTTACTTCCGATGAAGAAGCCGTTACTTGGTTACGCACACAAGGAGATGAAACCTACAACTCAGCGGGGGATGATTTCCTTTTGGACGAAGCACTAATGCACGAATGGATTTGTCCGCCCGACGAATGGGTCGAGCAACAAATTGCATTCCAAGAAAGATTTAACGCTGTAACTAATGATACAGAATAACTTCGACACAGACATGGACGGGTTCATCGGCTTCTGCAAAGAAGTCGTTGACACCCACCCAAACATTGAGCGTGAGGTACGAGACCAATTTGAAATCGCTATGCAAAACATAGAGAAAGGTGGTACGCCTCATGTGGAGATATCACGAGGGAGAACCGCTATAAAGAGAATCATAAAATGGAACAACGAGAAGTATTAATGCATGAGATTAGCCTCACGGTGCAAGATGCATTAGAGTGCGCAGAACTACTACATCACAGTTACGAAGTAATCAAGTTACGACGTGTGATGGAACTAATTGCAAAATTAGAAGCAGAGATTTACTCTGACCAAACTTATGCTGACGATTGCGACAGCATAGTAAGTGTATTTATGAAAGATTTAAGAAAAAACGGAATTGAAAAATGAGTGAATTCAAACCACGCAGAAAGCCTTCATCATTTGTTGAAGCAATGGCCTACGTATTTATCTATGGACCCATCTTTACATTCTTCTATTGTATTGTACAGGGGATGAGATGGTTATTCGGATACTGATATGACACGCAAGAGAAAACACATACGAGCAGTCGAGTCGTACTTGGATATGCTCATGATCGACCAAGTGAACATGACCATCCAAGCAAGTAGGTTTGGGTGGTCCGACGACTTGAGAAATCAAATCACGAACTCTGCGCTGTTGATTCGTAAGTATCAGCGGAGATTACGCTTAATCAAGATGTAATGAAACCTAAATTATTTTGGACAGCAAATGGCAAAGTGTATGAAATGTACGCCGACGCACTGCGAGTGCTACGGCAATCTCAATCTCGAACAGGAGATGGAAAGACTGACGCGAAAGGCGTTAAGGATTTACAAAAGCCCAAAGAAAGCATCAAAGCATCTGGGCGTTACGGACAGGACAGTCTATCGAATGATTAAACGATACAACATCATTTGGCAGATGCCTGATTTAGAAATTAATCAAGAGAAAAAATGAAAAAGAGTTATCGATTTATGGTTCCTTGTTCATACCTATATGAGGTACAGGCTTACTCCGAGCACGAGGCAAGAAAAAAACTTATTAAAGAAGGAGGCATCACCATCATAGGCACAACTTGTATTGAGCGTGATGATTACTTTAATGCAGAACTCGTAGATGAAGAGGAGTTGGGATATCCATACCAAGAGGGAGATACCTACTACACCATCGAACAAGCGGGAGATGTTTTTGGGGTTGTTGAATCCGTATGGGACGATGTGTCACAAGAAATGCACGACGAGAATCCAAACAGGCCGTACTTCCGAAACAAGGGGAACGCATGGTTGGGTGTGAAGTTGATCAAGATGATCAACAGTCATGACAAATACTACAAGCGCTCAGAAGATTGGAAAGTATACGAAAAGGGCACCGCTCAGAAGAATGCAATTCGTACGTTGGCTTTAGATTTAGGAGAGCCAGGGCAAAAGATTATTGACAAATACTTGTGATTTCAACAAAACATTGTTAATTTCACTGCAAACAATTTAATTTATGTCAAACACTTATCAATTCAAAACAACGAACATCAAGGGAAAGCAGTACGTTGAAGTCAATCAACGTGTCATTGCTTTTAGAACGCTGTCTGAGTACAAGGGATTCGGACTACACACGGATGTATTACACATCGACGAGAACTCATGTGTCATACAGGCTACTGTGATAAACGAAAAAGGCGAGACAATTGCACAAGGTATGGCGCAAGAGGACCGCACATCATCTCGTATTAATCAAACATCTTATGTTGAAAACTGTGAAACTTCTGCCGTCGGTAGAGCACTTGGGTTTTTGGGTATAGGTATCGAAACTTCTATTGCGACAGCAGATGAGGTTGACATGGCGATTGCCAAGCAAGATGCTCCTAAGAAAAGTTTGAACGAAATCTACAAGAACGCCGTAAGATACATCAAGGAAGGCAAGAACAAGCCTGATAGAAACGAAAGACTTCAGGCAATCATTACTAAGTACGGCAATGATTTAACTGCAGACCAACAGAGTAAACTACAGAAGTTAGTATGACTAATGGATGGTTTGAATCTTTAGTGGAACGGACGGGTAAAAAATACCTGTCCTATTCATCTATCAAATATGCGCTTCAAGATATAGCGCTGTTTGAATTGTATATGCAAGGTAAGTTGAAGAAAGATTCTCCTGCTCTTGCATTCGGCACTGCCTATGACTGCCTGCTGTTTACTCCTGAGTCATTCGATGAGCAATTTCATGTGTTTGATGATCGAGAAATAGTAAAAGACATAGGCGGGAGACAGCCACGTTCTACTAAGGCCTATAAAGAATGGATGGAAGAACAAAACAAAATGTCTACTGAAAAGACTTCGGTTTCATTTGAGGACTATCAACAATGCATAGACATGATAACAAGGTTGGATGAATCTGGAGTACAGAATATCTACCTTGATGGGGATTATCAAGTGGAGTTCAATCACGAGATAGAACTCTTTGGAGATGTGGTTCCATTTAGGGGATTTCTTGATTGCTTAGGCGATGGCTACATATCAGATAGCAAATCTTCACGAAGCGTGAAGGGATTCAAACGTGATGTCGTTACGTTTGGGTATGATATTCAAGCCTTTCTGTACACGCACGTGTTCGGTATCAAAGATTTTTATTGGGTAGTACAGGAGAAAGCATACCCGTACCTACCTGCAGTATTTAAAGCATCGGAGGAAACCCTTGACTTCGGCAAGCGGAAGGTTGCAAAAGCCTTGAACATAATCAAATCGCATTATGACCAAGACCAATCAGCCAATCGTTTTTATATACAAGGGGAAATTTAATTGTATTGCAATGCAAGATCAAAAAAAGGATGTCTACATCGGTTACGTAGCCGACAGACAAGAATTCGACAGTGGTGTCGCTAAGTACCAAATCTCCTTTAAGGAGGCGCAACTCGATGAGTTGAAGAAGTACCTAACAAGTATGGGTAATGTAAACATGGATTTCGTAATCAAGACAGACGGAAGCGCCTTCTTGAGTGTGTTTAATCCACGCGCAAAGGACAATCAGAAGTACAGCAACAGTCAATCCAATCAGACTGCTAACGCTGAGACCACATCTGATTTGCCATTCTAAACTAATGTCGGGGAGGGTAAGATTAATAACAATTTGCAAAACCCCCTCTGGAAAGAGAGCCCTCCCCACATTAACCTTTAATACAAAAAAAATGGGAGATAAAACTCAACAAATGCTTGCGCACAGGTCTGGAGAAAACAACAACCACACCTCCGTCAGCCCAAGGTTAGAGCCTTGGAGAATTAGTGATGGGGTTATCAAGTTTGGCAAGTATAAAGGAATCAAGATTGACCAAGTGCCATTATCTTACTTGAAATGGATGCATAAAACAATGGAAATGACCGAAACAAGAAGGTCCATATTAAAAAACATGATTGATGAAAGCAAATAAGTTTTTCATCGAAATAGGTTCGTGTGATTTTGATACGCTCAATATCTTGGGAAAGAACGGATGGTCTGGTATTATAGTAGAACCCATATCGGAATACCTGTCTGCATTAAAAAAGATTGACGCTGTTGAGTACGTTAACTGCGCCATTGACACAAAGAGTGGTTATAGGGAAATGAATACTTTCAAGGAGGGTATTGTAAAAAACGATCACGACTACGCAGGCATGAGTTCATTTACAGAATATACGCTCCCACTAAACAAAGAGTTGGTTGAGCCCCGTACTGTACCCACAATGACCTATCAGGAACTGATTGACACATACAATGTTGAGCGTGTTGACTTTTTGAAGATAGATACCGAAGGTCACGATTTTGAAATACTCAAAACAGTAGACTTTACAGCCCCGCAAAGGCCACACCTTATTAAGTTGGAACACAAACACTTACGGGGACAAGAGCATTTGGTCGAGGAGTTTTTACATCACAATGGATACCACACGTACTTTGAACTTAGTGATATTTACGCGATAGATTTATTTTAATATGGAAAAGATATGTAAGGCGCAGTCGCGCAAGAATATGTGCACGCGCACGAGAGAGTATGTAGATAAGCGCTTAGAAAAGATGGCGCTGTTGCATGCAAGTCATGGAACAGGTAGTCAGCATGATGCAGGCGTAGATTTAAAGCAAGTAGAAAAAAAATACCTTGAAGAGATAGAGGCTGTGGCTCCAGAGTATTACAAAAGAATCATTCAAAACTCATGAGCGACTACTTTAAATATATCGAGCGCAGAAATGCAGTCATCATAAAAAATAGTATAACAACCTTTTGTCGTATTAACAACGTTCAACAACAAGAATTAGATATGACTAAAAGGGATCGTCATTTGGTAGAAACAAGAACTCTTATTTGGGGCTTTTTGAGAGAGCACACCAAGATGAGTTACCAACACTTAGGTAAATTATTTAATCGAGATCATGCGACTGTATTACATGCCATGCGTAGACACAAGTCAAATCTTGAGAAGTATAGCAACGGAAAGCCAATCAATGAAGAATACCGAGAGAAGTGGATTGATGGCTGTGGTATTATTATCGATCTTCTCAAGCAGAAAGAAATGTATGACGCCTCTTTTAAATACAGAGTTGTTCTATATACTAATGACCCAATTCATTTTACAAAGCATCAAATCATAAGCACGACTGAGTTATGATTATCAGCGATAAGTACAAATGTATTTTTGTACGAATCCCTAAAAATGCAAGCACCTCTATGGAGGAGGCGTTAATAAAGGCTGACCCTAACTGCATAACAGGAGACAATAACAACCCACCTTTTGGACATGAACTTGCGAGTCAGGTACGCCTTATCGCAGGAGAAGATAGATGGAACTCATATTTTAAGTTTGCTTTTGTTCGAGAGCCTAAAGAGAGATTTATATCTTCATTTGTTTACAATGTTGACTACACTTTCCCTGATGTATACGACTTACATTGGTTGCTCAACGATGAGCATCACCTCGAACGCTCGCCTGAAAGGGTCATAAACAAGCACATGTTTGCACAGTTTCATGTGTACGACAAGCATTGGAGCCAACCAAAAAATGCTTATCAGCAAGTCGATTGGATTCACGAAGAACTTTGGTTGGGAAATGTATCTAATCTTAAAGAGGATTGGAATTATGTCTGTAAGCAAATAGGCAAAGACTTACCGTTGCCTTGGGTTAACACCACTACCTCTAAGCAGTGGACAATAGATAAAGAAACAGAGTTGTTACTTTCTCTGTACTACAAAGAAGATTTTATTTTATATAACAAAATATGCAAGACCTGAACGAAACAAAAAGACTTGGTCAGCCAATTTATTGGTACGTCGTAGATATAGTTTGGCAAACAAGAAGGGGCAAGAAAGTATCTATACATAGATGGAAAGACATGGAATGTGTAAGCAGAGCCAAGACTTTGGCGCACTTAAACAAAGACAATAAGGCCCTACAATACCTAAATGATCAGACTAAACTCACAGCCAAGAAAGAAAATTTTAGAGTATATCGTATCAAACAACAAAAAATTGTTGGATATTCGGAGAGACACTTAGAACGAGACTACGAGAATGAATTCACCTGAAAAGATTACGATGTTCCAATCCATCAAGGACATCGACAACCCGTACTACATAACATTAGAAACTGCCCTCGATAGAATCAAGGATGGCACGAGCCAACCAAAAGTATCCAAAGTAAGAGAGGGCGAAACTAACATCAAAAAAGAATTACCTGTTGCGCTGTTTTCAGGTGTGTTCTCTGGACGAAGAGATACCGACATCAAAGGACATAGCGGATATATTATCCTTGACTTTGACCACATCAATGTCACGGACTACAAAGCAATGTTGGGCACGGACGATTACATTCGTGCGTGTTGGACCTCTCCAAGTGGCGATGGCCTCAAGACATTGGTTAAGATTTCTAATCCTGAAAGACATCGAGATCACTTCAGGGCACTTCAATCATACTTCGATAGAACCTACGGACTTGAGGTTGACCCATCAGGTATCAATGTATCTCGTGCATGTTTTGAAAGTTTTGACCCTGATCTAATTTCTAACGAAGAGCCAAAGATATTTGGGCTTATGCTTGGAGAAAACGTCAAGCATGAAGAGTATGTTGCACCAGAATCATATACGGACTACGATAAGATTGATATTGTAGCACGAATGATTCGCAAAGCGCCTGATGGTCAGAAGCACAACATACTATTGAGAGCCGCGATTCTTTGTGGTGGTTACATCGCCGCAGGCAGAATGGAAGAGGACGAGGCTCTTCGTGTAATGACACGTGAGTTAGACCGCAGAGATGTTGATGACTTTGATTTAGCGAAGAAGACTATAGCCGACGGTATCATACAAGGAAAGATGATGCCTATCCGTGAGATTATTGATGACGAGAATAAGATTCGTCGTGAAATGAAAATCAATGACGGGGATATGTCTTTCATATCGAGCGACCACGATGACCTCGATTGGATTAATAAGTTTGCGAATGGAGAAATAGAAAAAGGGTTGACTACAGGACTCCCTAATCTCGACAAGTATTATTTATTCAAGAAAGAGTTTACCATCATAAACGGACACAGCAATGTGGGTAAAACTACGATGGCCTTGTACCTCATGGTTACATCAGCCGTGCTACACAAATGGAGGTGGATTATATATTCTTCCGAAAACAAAACAGCCGCTATTAAGATGAGGCTGATGGAGTTTCTTGTTGATGTGCCAATACAGGATATGCATTACGAAGAGAGAGTTGCTGCATACAAATGGGTCAATGAGCACTTTACAATAATTAGCAACAATCAGGTATATAGTTACACTGACTTATTGATTTTTGCAGAGAAACTTATCCGACAAGAAAAATATGACGGGTTCCTAATAGACCCATACAACTCACTGAAGACAACAATATCTAAGAGTGCTCAAATATCTTCTCATGAGTACCACTATGAGGCCGCATCAGAATTACTGACATTCAGCGTTAATAACAATATGGCAGTGTGGTTAAACACTCACTCAGTAACTGAGGCTCAAAGAATTAAAGGACCAGACGGTTTGCCTGTAGCGCCCACTGCATCTATGACTGAAGGCGGCGGTAAGTTCGTGAATAGGGCCGATTCCTTCCTTTCATTTCATAGAAAACCAATGTCAGACGATTACCATATACGCATAAGAACCGAGATACATATACGTAAGCAACGCAATCAAGAAACAGGAGGAATGCCAAGCCCTTTCAATGATCCTGTGCTTTTAGAAATCAATGCATCACGCACAGGTTTTCATGAATTAGGCACAGGTGTAAAAAGTTTTAAGCCTTTAGCATACAAAGACAGCACTTTATCCCTATATTAGGGTGTGAACGAGTACACGGAGATACTTTTAGAATTGCCTAAGCCACCGTCGCTTAATAAATTTTACGCGGGAAAGCACTACGCTGTAAGGCAAAACTACAAGAAGAAATACTTTGAACAGATCCGAATATCATTGGAGAATCACGACAAGTTTTGGATGGACACCTTTGAAATACATGTCCTTTACAACTGCCGGTACGATGTGGATAATGCTATTTGTTGTTGTAAGTTCTTGGCTGACTACTTGAGATACGGGGGATATGTAAAGGATGACAGTCCTAAATTCTTTAAAAAGCAGTCTACAGCGTTTGATGGTGATCTCGGTAAAGATCTTTTTGTAGCAAAGATTAAAGGTTATGGATACGAAATCGTTGAGTAAGATCTACTTCCTGGCTACAAGTAGAATGCACAAGGCTGCTACAGAACTGTACGAAAGTCTGCACGATGTATCCGGGAACCCACGCACAGACGCAGAGCGCTTGCATAACACTATCAGAAAACACAAACGAGACATAGACGCTGAGTTCGACATGGTAAGATCAGCGCTGTTAGAATTCTATGATGACGCTGATTTATCTTGATGGTCTTAACGGTATTAACTACCATAGACTAATGACACCTTTTCTAAGACTCAAAGAGGAAGAGGGTATTAATATTCATTTCATTCAAAGTCTTAATGAACTAAAAGAGTATGACTTATCAAACGTCAGCCATCTTATTGGGTCAAGAAGGTTTAATGTATCAGATGCCAAAGCATTTAAGCAGTTCCTTGTGGACAATGAAGTAAAAGTTATTCTTGATAATGATGATTATTGGGATTTACCTAAAGACAATCCCGCATACAATCATTACAAAGACAATGCGCAGTACTTCATCAAGGACAGTATAGAGATAGCAGATGAAATATGGACACCTTCCGCATATCTCGCAGAAAGAATGAAGAAAATTAATCCAGATGTTGTATATAGAATTATTCCAAACACAATATACGCGAAGGAAAAGCAATGGGCTGATTGGGAAAAAGATAATCCAAAAGATTTTAAAGTAAGATTCGGATATCTTGGCGCCAACGGGCATCAAAAAGATTTGGATCAAATGGGCATGACATTCGAGGATCATGAATTATATTGCATGGCCTTGATGGACTATCCAGATAGACTCAAGGCAAAGTACAGGATGAACCCCGTGGATATTACTCAGTATGCACAGTTATATAAGTTCTTCGACGTCTCCCTCAGCCCCCTGAAGAACTCAAGATTCAACAGATGCAAATCAGAACTGAAAGTAGTTGAAGCGGGGTTCACGCGCACTGCTATAATTGCTTCAAAAGTAACACCATACAAAGAAGTTATCAAGCACGGGGAAACAGGCATACTCTGTAGCACACCTAAGGAATGGAAGGAAGCAGTAGAAAACATGACCCTAACAAAAGCAAAAAAACTCGGAAACAATCTATACGAGTATTGCAAGAAGCATTATGATTTGTCTACCATAAACAAACTAAGATTGGAAGGACTGTCATGAAAACCGTACCCATACCGCCATATCTTAAAGACTACGCTCATGATCTAACTCTGTTACGTATACAAGAGAATAAAGATCGTTATCAAGGAACACACAAACAACGCAAAGGCTACAAAGAGTCAGTGTTGTTGGGGTCTGTTTCAAGAGAATATTACACAGAGTATGTTGGGATTCTTGGAGAACTATTAGTTAGGCACTATCTCGAAATGAGCCCAGATGTAGTTGTATACACAGTATCATCGCTGTTTAAAAGAGGAGGTAATGTTAGTGATGACTCAGACATCATAGTAGAGTCTGTATCTAAACAATATCGATTAAGCGTCAAGACTTGTGAGGGTTCGTACAAGGCAAACAAGCAGGCAATAGATACAGAGAAACCAGAAATAATTTTATTCGTGAAATTCATCTCGCCTCACGAATATATCATGGCGAACTTCACATTGGATCAGGTAAGGTCTTGGAGGGTTACAACAGGAGCATACTCTCCATACTACGAATTGGAATGAGCCCTCGAATCCACCCGCCATATCATACTTGTAGCAAGTGTAAAAAATCTAAACTAAGATCTGAGTTTCATTTAGATCGAACCAGGCCGGTGGGGCTTCAAAGATATTGCAAGAAGTGCAAGAAGAAGAGGGATGCCATAGGACAGCACGGAGGCGACTTCCTTGTCTACTATTTACCAAAAGAAAGATACATAGGCATGACTAAGAATTTTAAAAAGCGAGTAACCAAGCACAAAGAGACAGGCAAAAACACTAAGTATGCCTTTATTGTTCTGAAAACCAAACACATGAAACTTGCTCATCTTGTGGAAACAATGTTTCACATGATCGGGTTCAGGGGATTTCGTTATTAGGTTTTGTAGTATCTTCGAATCCTCCGCAATTCAGTGGGGTATAACCTTATTTTTTACCGATACTTATGGAAGACTTCGACAAATTCGTAGAGGAACTCGCGTCCCAAGAACAGCCTACTTGTAACATCTTAAACCCTGAAGATTGCGAGGCCTGCGGATCCTAACTAAAGTATTTTATTTGCTTTTAGGTATAGGAAAAGAAGAATAAGTAACAGTAAGTAAAAAGAACCCTTGTAAACCTTGTTGTACCAGTTGTCGCTGTCTCTCATAACGATGGACGGCACAGGCACTTCAATGGTCCTCACTATCGTATCCGAGGCGCATTGACCTTCTATAATAAGAGTGTCCAGTCTCTTTACTATTCTTACTTTCAGCCTGTCCTTTTGGACTATTATAGTATCGTGTTGCTTCGTAGTCACAGTATCCGTGATAACCACAGGCGGCACTACAACCGTGTCCTTTACAACCAACGTATCTTCTACCAGAATCGTAGGATCTTTCTTCACTGCTCTTTTGAGGTGCCATTGAGCGCTGCAACTGCTCAATAAGAACGCTATCATTAACACGTTTAGCCATTTCATCGAAACTGGTAATTGATTCCTGCGCTTACATTGAAGACCTCTCGGTCCCAGTACTTCATGTACTCTCCCTCAGCAAATATTCCCCAGTTAAGACCAATCTTATAACCAAGCACGGTCCCAAAAGAATAATCAATCCATTGACCAGGAATCCAGTGGTTAGTGTTTTCTAACTCATCTGCAAACTGCTCATAAGAGAACATGGGATCACCGTATATATGCATGTGCCAAGGAAGCATACTGGCCCAAGAGTGTAGCCAAAATTTATCGCTGTAGTGGTAGTAGTCTACACCGAGTATAGCAGATAGAGATGCAAGCGTTCCTATTTGACTAAGTTGAGATTTATTGTACTCGTTTACAATGTCTCCATAAATGTACTTTCTGAAGTCCTCGTCAGTGTCAGCAACTTTATTTCCGTCTGGATCTAACCAGTACCAATCAAAGTTGTCAAGTAAATCGTCATTGTCATAGTCTATGCCGTAGTATACATCTACATAGCCCATGTCTCGCACTAAATCCCACCACGGATTATCAGCAAGGTAATCTGCAATAGGGTTGTAACCATAGGGACGATGTGATCTGGCCGCTACTCCCACAGAAAAATCTACTTCTCCTATATGCAGTCTTAGTCTTGATTCAACCTGAGCGTAGTTCAAATCTACCAAGCCTTGGTCGAAGTACTCTCCTTTGATAATCCAACGCTTTGCAAGGTATCTCAAGAAGTATCTTTGATTGATGTAATCTCTCCCTTGTTGTCTACCTCTGTCGTATTGTGCGAGGTACTCAAATCCATTCACTGCACCGACAGTAGCAGATAAAGATGTTGTTGATTGGTTGTGCCCATCATAAAATGGGTTCTGGCGATTCTCGTAGTCATATCTGGCTACCCTACGTATGCCCAATGTATAACGATAGTCAAACGGATTCTCAATGGTAATGTCCTGCAAGTCTCCACCTTGAGTAACATAGTATTCTGTCTGAGCCTCCATAGGGGAAGCACCATACGCACTCGTATATACAGTGCTGTACTTTAAAAATCCCTGAGCAAAAAGAGCATTAGAAAATAAAACAAAGAATGTAATGAGTGCGTTTCTTACCATTTGCTTGCTCCAGTTAGTTTATCTACCTCTATTTGAATGTCGGAAGGAGATATGCTTAATGACATGGCAAGACCCGCCTCCCATCTCTTGATTTCATTTCCATCCATGTAAAGTATGATTGTTGGTACAGAACGTATACCCTCTGACTCTTTGATAGTGTCGTCCTTATCTATCCACGCTGTTAGGAGTTTAGCGTCTTTAACCTTTGCTACTGGTGTAAAATTATTTTTCTCATTCCATGTGGCGTTGTAGTGTATTACAACTACCCCTTCGATATCAATCTGATCGTCCTCTGGAGCGATTGCTGAGGGCAAAAGAATAAGAGAAAGAGCAAAGACGAGATTTTTCATATCACTTCATTTCAAACAGGCGCTCTTCTATCTTATCGAGTTGTGTCTTAATTTCTTTGACATCGCCTTGAGTATTCATGATGGTTTCTCTAACCAGTTCATCTTTTAAATCATACTCTGTTCTGCTGATCACAGGCGTGGGTAATTCTTTGGCTTCTTCAATACCTGCTTGCAGATCAAAATAGCCTAATGCAACTACGCCCACTCCGGCAACTATTGCGCCCAGGGTTTTTAAGGATAAGCCTACTACTGTATCCTCTGATATCTCTTTATTTATCGCCATCTTTCTTGGCAAATTTTTCTACCCCGGCTACACCAAGGCTGCCAAGAGTAATAAATACAAAAGAGTTGTAGATGAATTCATTTACAAGAAGGTCTTTTCCAAACCACCCTGTAATTACATCTGCCAACATTACCAATACCATAACTGTAAATGAAAGGAACCCTATAATGGTCTTCTCATTCCAGTCGTTGCTGTCTTTAAAAATTTGTGTCCATTTCATTTTTCAAAGATAAGAATACTATTCGGGAAGTTCGACGTCGTAAAGTATGTAGCGCTGTTCGTCTTTACTATTGCGAAAAGCGCTCTTGATGGTTCTCTCAAAGTCTTGAATGATCTTAGGGTTTTCAAATTTAGAAGAATACGCAACAGCAAACTCATAGGCTCTCTTTACTTCATCAAGCCTTACCTTTCTATTCTTGCGACGCGAACTTCCTTCTTCCATATCCATATACGGTTCCCTGAAGTTTTGATCTCTCATGTTGTAATAGAACTGCTTGGAAATATTTACAGGGTAATCTCTAAAGAAAACATTAGTAGACAACGCAATAGCATTTAATGGATCCATCTCTGCATCAGGATTTTTCTCCAACTCTTTTGCTCTTTGACGAAGTTGTCTTTCTATATATGCAATATTTGGTGGAATAAATACTTCTTTTAAAGCATAGGTTCCAAGTGTCTCGTCCCAATGTGTATAACCTGTTGGTATTAAATTACGATTAAACCAATTGAGATCTTCGCTCTTGACAATGTCTGCACCATATTGGTTCTTGCCATCTACAAGATTGAAAAGAAGTTTAATGGCCATGTTTGGATCCTTGAAATCTTTTAGGATACTCATTAAATTATCATATCGGGTGATTCCATCACGCCCATAAATCAATCCTTGAATCTCGTCATACGGATCTGTGGAACTCATATTCACATAACGAATGTCGCCATTCTTTTCCATCTTGATAGGAATAATATTAGCGCCCTGCATCCATGGCGGGAGTATTAAATTAGTCCCCCTTGCAGCCATGGCCAAGTCTTGCTCTTCCTCATCACGCCCTGTTAAAAGATCTCCTAATAATTGATATCCAGATGCTGACGCCATAGCCATTAAACTGCCCATGGTAATTGCTTTAACTCCATCGGCTGCGTATGCTTTTCTTTGAGAAGCGGTAAGAGAATCATTAGTAACAGACTCTCTCATATCGTTTATGGCATTCTGATAAATGGCCAAAAAACTACGGAACGCTTCAACTCGGAAAGAAAGAAAATCACCAAACGGACTACCGAATAATATCCGAAATGCAGGATTGATTCGAGACATAGTTGGAAAGTTTTGTTTTATTCTTTCCGCTGTCATCTCGTTTGCTTGTTGTTTTTCTACATCAGTCAATTCGCTAAAAGATCTGCCTTCTGGATTAGATGCTAATCTTTTTGCAAAATTTTCTCTTTTTACCGCAAAAGCAACAATCTTAGTGTAGTCATCAATAACGCCATACTGATAAACAAGTTTTTCTGATATTATTTTTCCTTGTCTATTTACTTTTTCAAGGAAAGACCATGCCTTGTCTGCGGTAGCGCCTTCCATTTGAGCAATATATGCATCGTTTATGTCTCTAAACAAAGCAGCATTTAAAGAACTATTAAGTAAACCAAGTTCCGCTACTTCATTTACCAACTTTTGAGTCTCAGGATCAAACTCTCCCTTTACCATCTTACTTAGCCTAACCTTGAGATCCTTCATGATGTTGTATCCATCAAGATTATTACCTATGGGCAAGATGCCGTTCGCGGCCTGAAAGTAATAACCACCTAAAAGGTTTTTAACCCAGGTTGCAGCATTAGCGATAACACGGGTGCGACGCATTTGCAAGAGTATCTTGTAGTAACCGGCAAGACCTTTTGTTGAATACAAAGGCGTTTGATTAAGGACCTCTGTAAATTGGTTACGAACTGCTTGACCTGACAAAGGAGATCTTTTTTCGGAGACTACTGTAAAGTTGTCTTTGAAATAATCTTTTATATATTGATTTAGTCTACGGAAATCATCGATGGTTTCAGGCTGAATTGCCTTAACGCTCTCATTATCAAACAGCGATTTCTGTTTTGTCTTAACATTAATGCTCTCTAAAAACTCTGCAATAGACATATTAGACTCTTTGGCCCCAAACTTTTGTGCAAGAGTAAGAAGTTCTTTTAAATGGTTTGCGTTTAACGGATAGTAAATGTCCTCCTCTACAGGCATTACTTCTGTGGGCAGACCTTGATTATCTACATTTTTGACAAAATCATCATTCAAAAGCCTCTCATATACCGCTTTGGGAACAATTATATCCCCAGTATTTGCTCTCAACGCAGCCTCATTTACTCTGCTTACCAGTCCGTATTTAGCATATATTTTAGACAGACCATCTATAGTGGTAGCAAATTTTATAAATGGATCTTTTTGTTCGCCGAGAAAATTTCTGAGTTCTACAGGCAGATCTTGTCTTCTCTTAAACATATTAGACCCAACACGTAAATCTGAAAGTTTAGAGTTAGACACCATACCATTTCCTTCAGTCCTACCTGCTCTTTGATCAGCAGTTTCTTTGATGTCTCTAAGATATGCCCTAACCTTATCTTCAATAGCGAATCTATTTTTCTCGCTGTTGTAGTATTCTATGTCTTCATCTGTGATCGCCGCAGTAAATGCAAAATCATCATCTTTTCTTGCGCGTTCTCTTTTGAGGTCGTAAATATCACCATACAATTCAGAATCTTTAAGACTTTGCTTGATTTCTTCTAAAGTAAGTTTCTTTTTGTTTAATTGGCTTTTGGCATATTTAGAAACATCGCTTGCATTTCTGGGATTTAAATTTTCTCCCAACATTTCTAATGCAATTTGTTTCCCAATACCTGCGCTTTGTTGTTTTTCTTTTATTTCATTAAAAGTTTCCTGAAGCCCTGCCGTAACTAAAGCAGTTTCTGCTGCTATTTCTAACTCATTGTCAAACTTAAACTTTGGATCTGTAAATGCCTTATAAGTACGAGTCCCATAAAATTCTTGATTTGCTATAATCGTCTCCATCAAGTCGGCATCAAGTGTATCAAATACCGGATTGTTCTTAAAAGCATCTTGATAAAACTTACGTAAGGATATAAACCTGCCTACTTGTTCAGCAACCTTCGGGCTCGTCTTTAATAACTCAGACATAGCGGAACTTCTGACAGATTTATCTTCATTAAATCCGGCCTTTCTTACAAGATCAGTAACCCGCTCTCTTTCCTGAGGGCTCATTTTCTTTAAAAGTTTACGGACGTTTTCTACGGTTTTCAATAAGTTCTTTAAATGCGGAACATTAACCGATTGCGCTATTTCTTGAGCAACCAAAATATCCCTTGGAGCGCGTCTTAATGGTTTTTTGAATTTCTTTTCTAACGAACGAATTGTTTCTCTGATTTCTCTTGCACGATCGCCAAAGAATCTTTCAACTACGTTTAATTCTTTATCATAACTGACTGGATCTTTTAGCCCTGCTGCATTCTTTGGATCAGTTTCTAAACTTCTTTTAAAGTCAACCTCTCCTGGTACTCTTTTAAAACGATCTGTTTTTAGGCTCTCTGGCGCAACTACAGCGGTAGGATCACCGCCCATGCGCATAGCCTCAGAAGTTCCCTTCATGTAGTTCGCTAAGTCATTTGCTAATGATGCCTCTTTGAAAAACTGAATGCGCCCCCCAGTAATCTTTTTAATGATATTAGCAATGAATGCTTTGAGTTCTTCTAAAAAGGTTGGTTGGAATTTAATATTCTTATTAGCCAATAGTCCTCCCAACTGAACCATGAATTCCTCTGAGGGTAATGTTTTTAGTCTCCTGTCTTTTTTTAGGGCCGTTTCAGTCTCGTATCTTTTTGCAAAATCATTTAGATCTTTTACATCAGATTCAGACAATCTACGTATAATCAACTTGCGAAACTGATTGAAATCGGAATTATTTTGGGCAAAATGATTGCGCAAGAGATTGTGGAACATTTCATGATACGCTGTTTGGAGTCCTGAAAATCTATCAGAAGGTCCACGAGATTGCCCTTCTCCGTAGTATGTACTTTCTAAAGGTATTTTTATAGCCACTCCTTTTCTTAAAGGGTTAGTTATACCTCCAGTATTGACTCTATACTTATTGGTTACAGGATCAGTTTCTCCAATACTGTTTAAACTAAATCCCGCTCTAAGAGCACCTCTTTTATAGCCCTCATCACCAAACCCAAGAACAAATTCTTTTGCTTTTGGAAACATTTTACGATGGGCTTCTGATGCGAGAATCATGTTCTCTAAATACTTACGCTCTTTTGGTTTGAAAGTTCCTTCCTCAATAAGTTGTCTAAAAGCCTCGGCCTCATTCGTATCATACAAGTTCACGGACATCATTCGCCCTGCTCTGTCAGAAAGTAATCTATCCTTCGCTTCCTGAACATCTTTGAAAATGGTATTTATTTCTTCTTGTTGCCCACGTGCTTGAAGAATTCTACTTGCTTCAGTCTGCGCTTCGCTTGTTTCAACGTCGGGTACTCGCCCAGGTTCTTGCCCTGCTTCGATGTCACCCGGTACTTTTTCGGAGAGAGTTTCTTGATCATCTGTTATTTCTTGTTGAGTTGTTGTCTCTTCTTTAGGTTGTCCGAATAATCCATTAAGAATCTCTATGTTTTCTTTAATGCGCTGTTTCATTGCTTCATTTGTGTTTGAAGCACCAGGATTTTCTTGGATAGACTTGGCATCTTGATCAATCGCTTTGGAAATCAACTCTGCCCTCGCGCGATCTTCTTCATTGAGTTCCATAAATTGCTTTGCAATTTTGGTTTTCTCTCTGTACTTTTCGTCCTTGAGTTTTCTAACTAATTCTGTTTTGGTTTTTCTTGCCTGTGTTCCGCTTACATCTTCTGCCCGTACTTCATCGATCTTCTTGTTGAGTTCGTTGATATTGCCAACTTTATCTGCTACATCCTGTGCTGCAACAACTTGACTCTGATCCTCAACACTTGATGCCCAGTCTTTCCATTCTAATTCACCAGGAGTTGCATTTACTCTACCCATAAGATTGTAAGCCATAACAGGGGCCGCAGGACCAAGTTCTGCAAATGCTTCTAATGCTATCTCACGTGGACTAATTTCATCGCCTGATATTACCTGACCTGCAAACTCACCGCCCGCACCAAGACCTGCTTGTACAAGGGTTTCTGCTGCCAACACCTTTGATGCTCTATTAGTGGCTGATTTACCAACGCTTTTAACAACAGAAGTACCAACCTTACCGGCAAGGCCGCCTGATATACCATCGAATATAGCAACTGGAATACCTCTTTTCAATGCCTTTTTACGAGCACGAGACATTAATTCTTCATTTTGTGAGGCAAATGCTAATTGATCTGCATCTGTAACGTCAATGCCTTCTTCTCTAATAACATCCATTAATGTAGATGCATATTCAATAGCCAACGAAGAAGCCGCAAAGAAACCAGGTACTGCTCCTACACCTCCAATTGGTGCAGTTACAGCGGCGCCTCCGGCGGCACCGGCAACGCCTGCTTCGTAAGCAGTAGCCATAGTTATCGGGGATTGAACTATAGCACGTAATGCATCTTTAGCAAAATCGAGAACAGGGTTTTCTTCCCCTGTCTTTTTTACCCCGTCACGTTGCATAATGCTATTGAGGTAAGCGATATTTTCCCAATTTACATCTCCTGTGGTTTCGGCTTTTGCGATTTCTGAAGCAAGACGTCCAGGAGCAGCAGCCTGATTGTAAAATCTACCTACAGCACCTGGGTTGTCATCAACTATAAGGGCTAATCCTTCCGTGTCGTCTTTCCAGACACGAGAGTCTAAGGTTTTATAGTAATCTTTGGCTAATTGTACAAACTCAGGATTGCCTTGAAACTTTTCTTCAATCTGAGATATGTTTACACCACGATCATAAGCGCGCGACAGCGAAGACAACCCATCCTTTAACAGGAAGTTAGCATCATATTGTGCTTGAGAAGAAACTGATTCCGTAGAATCTGGAACCAATTCGGATTCTGAAACCGAAAGACTTTCTTCCTGCAAACCTTCGGTAGAATCTTTTTTTTTTGAGTAAAAATCTTGAGCAATTTCAATAGCGTCCTCCTCTACGTCAGGGTTTTCTGATAGCGCTGTTTGAATCTGCTCAAAGGTAACTCCTCTTTGATACGCATCCTCTAAGGCTGTAAGTAGATCTTGATCTTCCATTTAATTAGTTTTGAATATTTCTCATTCCGGCTGCCTTAGCATCAAACACCGGTATGTCTGACATGTCCATTTCTCTCAGTTCTTCCTTCTCATCTTCAGGAATGTCTTCTGATAGTTGTCGTAAGATAATCTTTTGACGCTCTTCAGGTGTGTCTGCTGTCTCTATTTCAAGGCGGCGGCGTTCTCTTGCAGACATTTCTTCTTTGGATAATTCAGAAGGAGGAGTTCCTTCCCCTTCTATAACATCAAGTTCACTTGGTATCCCTCCTACAACCGCTGTTGCTACTTTTCTGTTTACAACATTCAATCCTGGTTGTATTTTTTCGTCATAGTAAGATCTCATCGAATCAAATGTAGCATCAATCATCGCCGCTTGTTTGGCGTTACTCAATCCATCCATCGGTATTTCATATTCATCTCCTCGACCGTATGATAATTCTTCAAATACTCTTTTATTATCGTCACCTTCTATTTCCTGTGTAAAAGAAACCAAAACCTTCCGGCTTCCATTAGGATCAATCAGCAGATTCTCTATTGTGTAATTCCTTCCTGTTTTAGGATCTCTATAGGTCGGGTTTGTTCCCTCAATATCTCCTACTAATACAGCATCAGAAACCTTACTGCTGTATTCAACTTTAGGATCAATGGCGCCTCGCTCATTCAATACATAAGGCGGGTCGTATGTAAGATTTTTTCTTGAATCAAAAAAGAATGTGCCTTTATTTTGTTTTGAAGATGCGCTTGCACTTGCTACCGAGGCTCTCTTTGCAATTTCATTTCTTAGTTTTTCTGCTTCTGTCTGTACATCTTCAGCAAGTAGATTTGTAAGAGAGTCATTTACAAACGTAGCATACTCTGCTAAATACATATCTCTATCTTCTTGAGATAGATTTCTAAGCGACTTCAAATCTTCAACAGAGTTACCGAGCACACCTTTCTGTCTCATAGCAAAAGCAATCGCTTGATCCATCTCTTCTTGGGACAATTGGTTAGAACGGAAGTAAGAACTTACGAGATCTGAAACGGCAGCAGGTTGTAAATTACCTGTTCTTGCCATGTCGTAGAACTTACTGATACCCCCTGACTTTTTGAGTCTGTCTAATAAAAGACCTGCAGTAGAATTTGGAGACATCTCTGCAAGTGAGTAGCGCTTGAACTCATTAATGTTTGGCAACTCCGCAATAGCCGCAGGTATAAGACCTGTGCTAACTTCAATGTCTCTGGCTGTGCCGAGGTCTTCCAATATACTTTGAGGATCGTTGTAGGCTTCTGGATTCGCCATGACTGACGCCTCCAAGTCGTTCAACTGTGTGGCATATTCGATCGCGTTAGCCGCGTGTTCTTTGTATTGGTTATACATGCGCTGTCTGCGGGCTTTTGCGTCAAAAGACATATCGCCTGCATCGAGATCCGCTTCAATAGCATCCCATTCTTCTTGTAATTTTTCCTGCATACCAGGAGTAAACGCACCACGCTCTTGTTGGAAGGATGCTAAGTAGTCTAACTTGCGTTGTTCTTCGGCCTCTCTTCGTGCTTTTGCGTTATTGTACGCTGCCCCATAATCAATGTTGGGCATCACTCCAATAGCCTGAAATGTAGAAGTATCAGCCATTATTGAAATTGTTCTTTGCTTAACAAGTTACGAATGAATTTATGAAGTGGCGACGAACCTTTCTTAGAAAGTTTACGCATTTCTTCTGCCTGTTCTGGATTGAAGATGTATTCACCTCCAGTCATCTCGCCTATCTTATCTCCATCTTGAACTATGTCAATTGGGTTATCGTCGTGATCAAAGTCACCAGGAGTCTTCTCTACTTTTTCTTGCTTACCTCCTTCTTCCATTGGTTGAACTCCTGCAAGTCTCTCAATCTCTTCTTCTTGCTGCTCTATCAATGGAGTCTGCGCATCAAGTGCAGCCATTCGATCAAATGATCGTTGGCCTATACTTGGCTTATTTATATCAAATGCATAGTCCGCAATCTGATCAATAGTTCTAACAGGTATTGAAGATCCAGGGAAAGTTCCTAAAATATTTGCTTGATCAGAAAGAACATCAGTGGCTATTGCACCGCCAGGAGATAGATCGCTTTGTAAGGTTGCTGCTGCGCGAGACGCAGGGTTTTCCTCTGTGATACTAAACTGTGGACGGATTTCGCTCGCAAGTCCCTGTTCGTAATCACTTATTGGACCACCAGGGATCGTGCTTTGTTTAACGAATTGTTCTTGGATATTTTCTTGTGCACTTGAGACTATCCCTGCTTTTTCGTTTGCGGCTTTTTCGGCTGCTCTGGCTGCTCTGTTTGCTTTTCTTTTTGCGGCTCCACCTGCAAAGTCAATACCACCAAGAATCTCTGCTCCACCCTTAATAGCGCCGGCAACTCCTTGCAGTTGCATACTACGTGCAGCATCTGCTGCTCTTTGAAGGCGACTGAAGTTTGCTCTTCTTCCTGCGTTTAATCCTGCAGTGGCCATTTGATCCTGCATTTGTGATTGCTGTGCACCAAGGGTACCGAAACGATCTAATGCTGAACCTACTGCTCTTTCTGTCGCTCTGAGTAGTCGAGGAGTTCCCGCTACTACGCCGCGTGCGCCCCCTGATCTTGCAAGTTGCTCTGCCGCTGTTGCCTCAGCACGTAAAGCGGCATCAATCGCCGCTTGAGAATCACTGGTTTGTCTGGCGATTCTTTGCCTTGCTGCCTGTGTTCTGATTGGGCCCTCAACTAATCCGTCAGCCTGAGCCATTCTCTTTTTGGCTTGCCTTTCCTGGTACAAACCGTATCCGGCTTGTGCAAGACCTGCTCCCACATTTATTAGGCCGCCTACAAAATATTTCTTTCCGTGATCCATATTGCAAAAATAAGCATTACTATTGTCCCCTCTGGTTGTGGAGGTTAGACTTAGTGTATATAAAGTTTATAGCATATAATTCGTGTGCTGTCGTAGTAGAATTTACGAATTTTGCTTTTAAATAATAGTCCCTAATTACATCTCCTTCAATAGAGGAGTTTGCAATGAGTACAATTTCATCGTCTGCTACCAATCCAGATACAGTTCCGCTACATTGCAACTCTTTCTCTCCAGTTATAGCAGAAGCAAATAGGGTAAGTGGTACTAAATTAGCACCGTCTACCTTAAATAACGCTGTTGTATTGCCTAATGGAAAACCTGAATTGTTTATAGCATTCTTAAAAGTAATCTTATCTGTGGCAATAGACGCTACTGCTCCGAGTCCAAAGACTTCAGACGTTCCGCTAATGGAACTAACATTGGCAGTTGCAGTATGATCGATATTGTTTGTTGAGTCCTGATGAATTGGGGCATAATAAAAACCCTCTTTCTCTTGCCATATACTTGTGGCGATTGTGCTTGTTTGGTCACTATTATTTAGAGTTACACTCCAGTCTTTATTGTTGCCTTCCAGACTCAGTGCTTCATAGGCCTTAATCATAGAAGGGTTAAAGTTAGATATACACTCTACAATACTATCTCCCGCTACTCCATAGAACGTGTTACGAGTTGCATTAGGTTCGTGTTCAAAGATATGCCCTCCTGAGAAGGTGTATAGCCTATCAGACAGACCTATTATTTCTTCTGCTGTATACGAATATCTTGTACTCCAGTAATTAGATCTGACATCGTATGCAATCGTAAACTTGTTTAGAGTTTCTGCTGTGTTTGTAATAGTAAATGTCGACTGACCGTTTGCGTCAGGCGTGACTTCTTCATTCAACTGACTATACACCGCTGTATGGTACGCTTGATAAGCAGATGATGTCATCAGAATTGGTATGTCTTGAAGAGTGCCTGTAAATGTTGGCGATTGATCTTCTGCCAATCCTACGATTGGATTATTTGTAAGTTGATCAATCAATAACAGACCCTTACCTGAGTCCTCCCAGTTGTCTTCAGCACATTCCCATTGTCTTGAATCGCTGTTAAAATCGAAAGTTAAAGAGTTGTCGTATACCGCACTTACGTTAATGATTGTGCCGGATTGATTTGTACGAGAAAATCCAGTAGCCGTTTGTCCGCTACATGAGTCAGTTATGGTTAGTTGACTCGTATACAGTGCGGGGGAACTAATGATGTATTCATAGTTTTCTCTATCTACACCGGCTCTATACATTCTGTTTTTTGCACTGGTAGAATTTGAGAACATCTTCTCTTTGAAGAACGCATCAACCATCTGTTCGCTGATTATATCCATTCCAGTTTGGAATCCCATTCTCAAAACCTTACCTGCTTTTGCATCTACAAAGAATACATAGCCCCGATACCATGCTACGGATTCAGGGTTGTTGTTACAACCATATTCCCCTACATAATATTTTACTGGTCCTAATATCATGTCTGTAGCAGTCAATGACTCCCCATCATTCGCTGTTAGGATGTTTCGTTTTACTGGGACGATACCCCCTCTACGTTCATGAACTAAATACAAGAACTCATCGTAAGGAACCAAAGATTTAATAGATCCATAGTCATACGAAAAATCCTTAAAGTTTAAAGTGGTTAAGTTAAATGATGACAGACCAAGGGTTGTATTGTCTATATTAAATGGCTCAGAGTACGTTATAGAGCCATAGCGTTTGGTTCTTGTATTATCGGGTAAATACGCATATCTCTTACCAAGAGAGGTGAAGTTTGAAACAAAGAAATCGCTGACCCGTGGATCTTCGATAAAGTCTACTAAAGCATTTTGAGAATATGCTGCAGATATGTTTCTCCACACATCGCCCTTCGTCGGGGCGCTTGCATAGAACAGAGTACGCAACCTAAAATACGAGTCTCCCTGATCTATCTGGACAATAGAGTGTGGATTAGTTACTGTAAGAACGTATATACTCGTTGGCGTCCAGGTATCTGGAGTGTGGCCGTAGAACAAGAACGGGTAATCATCATCATCGTTTGGAATCACATTTCCAACCCTAATGGTTTCACCTCCTGTTGTTTTTATAATATCTCCTTTATATACTTTGATTGTAGATTCTGCAATTACAGTGCTGCCAGTTTGGGAACTAATACGCGCTGCAACCGTAGTACCCGATCTTTGCGTTTCATGAACGTGGTTAGAGTCTACAGATAGGTTTGCGCCAATCTCATAGTAGAAAGTCTCTTCAAAAGCACCTGACTCACGGAATATTTCAATCACACACTTTTCATTCCAACGAGAAATACCTTTTAATATACTATTGGTATTAAAGAACGCTGTGTTGTTGTCCTCAATCACTAAGAAATCGCCAGTGGTATTTTGTATTGATGCCTTAGAACTACGATCAAGAAGCGGGTTTGTAGAAACGTCATTAAGAAGTGTAACCACCTTGGACACTTTCCAGGTGGCTGTTTCTTTTTCATCGTTTCCATATCTTACAATTCTTACTCTATCGCCTTCAGCAAACCCATAATTGATTAGGGCGCCAAGTTGATTGTCATAAGAGTTGCTTCTACTTTGAAGTGTTCCTAAAGAAAGGTATATGTTTTTAGATGCTCCAAAAGATCCGGCGACATCATCACTCAATGCTACGTATGCACCACCTATAGAGTATTGCACCTTGTTTACAATAGAACCCTGGCCTGCATACATTACGCTGTATCTTTCGGCCCAAGTAGGTGCATTTCCTTTTATTCTTAATACTACATCACCACGACCATCTAAGCCATTTGTTACATCATTTGTGAATGGGTTATCGTTTGATGCGTTTCTATCATTTGTGTGACGCACAAAAACATCTTGCTCTATAGGCTGAACGCCCGAAGGTCTACCCTTGTCGTCATAGTAGATTAAACCAAACTGATGGGTAGATCCAGATTTAAAACATCTGTTTCCATCCATGTCTCCGTTAGCAATCATAAATGATCCACCTTGTGTAACAAAAGAATTAACACGATCTATAATCGGAGATCTTTTATTTTGTTTGTCATTGACTTGCACCCAATCACCTTCTGCATTTTGAACGCGTCCTACAAAGGCAATGTTATTTGTATACCCATTGATCTCTTTTTCCAAGATATCAAACTGTGCAACAGTATCGTTTGGATTTAACAACTGTGCTTCTCTTGTGCCAAATACAAGTTTGTCGACCTTGAAGGTGACCTTATTTATGACGATTTCGTAATAATCAAAAGTCCCGGTGCCTCTTATTCTCCTCCTTATTCTTGCGCTACCCTCTCCTTTAAACGCCGCACTTTCTGTCGCTGATGTTTGCCCGCCAGTTCGAATGTTACTGAATCCTATCTCTCCGTTTTGAGGAGTAAACTGAATAGGATACAGCCCCACGATCGCATTACGAACAATATCTTTTATTTCAAATCGAGAAGTCCCTTTAGGGATATCAATTATCTTTCTTACCTGTACTCCGCTACTGATTACTTTGATGCCTCCACTGATGCGACGAATAGCAACCTCTTTGGTTGTAGAGTCAGAAGTACCTTTCTGCGCTGTAAAACGAATGGTGGGTGGACTGTTTAAGAATCCTCCATCTAAGTTTATAGCAGCCTGGTTCTGTGAGCCGTTATTCAAATAACGAATACCCGACAGCGCCTTTAATGCTCTCGGAAAATTAGAAGCAGACGAGTACTTAGCAGTGCCGTCGTTTTCATTTTCGTATACTTTGATGTTTGGACTGATTCCTGTAAAATTGTATTGATCATTACCGCCTTGATTGTTTTTGATAACTACAGGACCGTCATTCCAGGAAAAGGACAGTAGTATTTTTGAATCCACTGTTGCGCCTGCTGATGGAATAGCACTAAAGTCAACCTTTATCTGATTATCAAATAGATCATACTTAGTAATAGCAACTTCAAAAGTATTTGGTTTCTTGTAGTAATTAGGCAAAGCCTCTACATCAACGCTGTGGTTGTCATAATTCTCGGTATATCCTCCATAAAACAATCGGCCTTGAGATACTGCTTGACTGTCTGCTTTTTGAGGCACATTGTCATATAACTTATCTTGAACCAAAGCAGAAAGACCAATGTAATTAGAGTCATTTCTAAAAGGTATTGTTTGAGTACCTGATCCGTGCACATTAGGTACAGATTCTATCAAAAAGAAAGAAGCATCTTTATCTCCAATTCTTCCGTAAATATTTATGTTAAGTACATCAAGTTCAGAATTATTGACCTTGATATTTATTTGATTGTAAAAATTTCTCGCACCTGCATTAATAAATCCATCTTTAAGTTGGCTGATTGAAATACTAAGTTCAGAATAAGGGCTCAATGCGCTCTGTTCGCCATCTTCGTATTCATATTGATACGCGAACTGAAAGTTTTTTTCGAAGATATCGTTTTGCGGATAAGCATCGTTGTTTGAGAATGTTATAGTAGGCGGAGACAGCGGCGGTTGTTTTGCAACTGTTATATAATTAGTGCGCTGTTGTACTGTGCCTAATCTAAATGTATTCTCATATCCTCCTGCGCCAGATATACTTTGTTCTGCTTTAGTAGCATTGAGTTTTTTTGGCTCATTTACACTATCATTAAAATACAGAAGTATATCATTATTTGATAAGCGTACTATCGAAGCGTATACAAAACCTTCTTTCGAAAAGTTTAAAACACTGTCTTGATAAACTATATATGTTTTTTTTGCATTCTGATCGTATCTAAATATCGTATGGTTCTTTGCGCTGTTCCAAACAAAGTAATACACTTGGGCTGCAGAATCGTCACCTACTCCACCAATACAAATATTAGTGCCAGAAGGCATTGATCCATTTTCAATACTTGAAGATCGCTGAGTGTTTCCCCAAGAGTTTTTAAGGACAAGAGCATCCTGATCCGCGTCAATAGACACACGAATGTTTTGTGCGTCTGTCATCTCGGTGCGGCTTACCAAGCGCTCATCATCGTCTTGGTTAAGGGAGCGAGGTAATAGTTTATCAATCGAAGGCATGCGCTATGCTTTAGGGCTTAGTTTGAAATTTCTACGACTTGTGCTAAGAGCGTCAAACTTGTTAAACGATTTCAATCTGGCATTAGCCAATCTTCTTTCGTTATAGTATTCTGATCTTGCTCTTGCTTTTTCACCAAGAGGCACGCTTGCTTTACGCTGTATTACTTTATGGTATATGTATGCGCGCAAGGCTTCCTCTGCATACACGGGTACACATGGGTTATCGCACTTTGCTGCGTCTGAAATGTATTCTAACACTATTTTAGTTGTGTCTGAAAGGAGAGAAATTTCAATACGGTTTTCTGCCCAGTTAATTCTGTATTCACCGGCACCTTGTCCTCCGCCCATGCCGTATAGACGACCCACGGTAGATTCATATATAAAGTTTCTAAATACATAAGAATCAAAACCTAACAGATAATCAGGCATAGACTCAGCAGGTTGATCAGGCAAAAGGTTCATGTTTTTGTTTTCTGCAAAAACGTAAACCAGTCCATCAGAACCTAACTGACCTATCTTTACCATATCTACAAAGTCAGCAGGAAGTTCTACTGTGCCCAATGTTTGATTTACATCCAGGGTTGTAGTCTTAATATTGTGAGCCATGTCGAAACCAAACTCACGTATGCCTCTAAGAGCATACTGACGCAACATGTAGTCTGATGCGTTTGATCCAAAATCATCTGCATCAATGCTCATGATGTAGTCGTTGATAATCTTATCTACTGTAACGTATGCTTGACTCATTAGTTATTGTCTTGTTTGGTTACCTCAGCGTTTGAGTAATTATATACATCCGCGTCGCGAAGGTTCACCCCTGTTAATACGAGTATCTCATTTACCAGTTCAGCAAAGTATTGCTCTGGTAACTCAAAGTCAACACTATTTGCTGCACTGAATATTTCTACCCCCGCCACCGATGATGTATAACCAAACTTGGGTGCTGCAGAAGTTTTTGCAGATGTAGTTGGCAAAATACCTTGTGGCAACTTGTAGTATCTCAAGTTAATCTTACTGATGCTTGTGTTTACGTTTGGAAATATTTCTATTTCGTTCGCTATCAATGCAACTGGGGCATCATCTGATGGTGCTGAAAGATCGCTGTTGAGTATTCTGTCAATGTGATCTTCATTGTATACCATTTGTACCAATGCTTGTTTCTCTACACCTAATATTTTTTTACCAATTGTAGATATAGAAATAGCATGTGCGAAATCAGAGGGCTTTGCTACAGCGCCTGACGTCAGAGTAAGTTCAGACTTCTTTTTAAAAGTTCCCAAGTCTTCCTCTATTTGTTTAGCACGAGCAAACTGTCGTGGTCCGTCAATTGCTGCGCGACGTAGTCTGTTGCCCGTAGTCATCTCTTCAAAGAGACGATTAAAAACATTCATTTGTGCTACTCCTGCAAACTGATTGAATATTGCCGGCGTGATAAATCCACGTTGGTCTTTATTCGCTATATCTTTTACTGCTTTAAATACTCTTTCTACACTTGCCATAGTTGTGTTGGCTTTGATAGCAAATATACGAATAAAAAAGAGGGGGGTCCTGACTGGGCCCCCCTCGCTTAACACTCGTATTACAAAACACGATCTATCATGAACTCATTTAAGTTACGAAAGTTTTTCTAATCTTGAAACTAACTCTTCAAAAACTGTTGCGCCTTTTTCTGTTAGACAAAAACGCACCATAATATCCACTGGATCTTGACCTGCAGGGACACTAATAATTAAACGCCCGCTGTCAAACCAATATATACCGTCTGATTTGCAGGAAATAATTTGAAAATCATTAGCCTGAATTACAGCAGATCGAGTTTTGACTCTTGGATCATCAAACATCTTAATGAATGATGCAGGATTTGCCTTTGCTTCGCGCAACAATTCTCTACGGATTTCAATCATTTTTTGTTCGATGTTGATGCCTAATGCCAACGCGACAGAGAGAACCTCATCACTTCCTTTCTCTCGTACCAAACTGACTGCATCGTGAGTCAAGAACTCATCTGATACAACCTGTTCTGAGTCACGACTTGTATCTACTAATCGAAACTTATAGCCTCCATTTGCTGTATTTTCTGGATGACTATCTAAAAAATTTGCAAGGTTGGGCTGACTGTGAGGAACAGCAAGTAATCCATCACGAAATATTACATGTGATCTGCGAGCATTATTGCTTTGCTCGTCCTTAAAAATACTTGGTTCTCCTGGACAGTAACGAATAGCACGAACTTGATTCGTTTCCGGATCAAATACTGTTGTTTCTGATTTTAGTTTGAATACAATACCCCCGCCCTGTGGAACTTCATATATTTTTTGAGAAGGACCGGTATTTTCTTTTTTGATGACGCTGTACCCTTTTTTAGGTGCAGGCTTTTTCTTTGCTGCAGATGCAGCCTTTGCTTGTGTTGCCATTTGAATAAAATTAAATAATTAAAAAAAGGAGAGGGGCAACGCCCCCCTCCGGTTATTAATATCCTTAGTCTTTGATAAGGATGTGTTGGTTCGCTGCGCGAGTTACCAATGCACACTCAGAACGGTAGTTGAACTGTAGGTTATCTTCGTTGCTGTTATTCACACCTAAGATAGAACCTGTCATCCAGTGCTCCATTTCACGAGAGTATCCGTTAGTGTCTTTGTAGTTCAATTCCAAAGCAGCAGCACGTGTGCCAGTCTTAGGATCTACTACAGTAGTCAACGGAATCATTGCACCCAAGTACTTAGAACCTGCCAACAATGTTGGGTCGTTCAAAAGTTTCCAAGAGTGCTTGTGGAATGTGTAGCCACCACGCTTGAATGAATCAAAGCCGAGTTCAGAACCACGACCGCCAAACGCGCTGATACCAGAAGTTGTGTTACCAAAACCTGCAGCACCATTCAATGACGCAACCATGTCGTCAATTGCTAATGCTTGAGAAGTGTTCACATACATTGCGTATTCTGGAGCAGCACCTTGCTTGTCGAGTTCCTCGATTAAGATGTCCATTTCAGTGAAGTTGTCGATTTGACCAGACTGTACGATACCACGGTTTTCAATAGCAGCGAAGTAACCCTCACCCGCTGTTGGTAGACCACCGATGTTTGTAGTCGTGATACCGTTTCCGATAGTTTGACCTAACAATAACATCATCTCACGCTTGTCTAAGAAACGAGCACGAGTATCCATCTCGCCTTTCACATACCAACGGTAGTCACCGTTACCTACATTAACCCAACCAACGTTAGTTGCTTGAGAACCTGTAACCTTGAATACTTCTTTGATGATGCTGTAAGCATTAGTACGCTTGATTACGTTTGATTCTAAGTAACCAGTGTTTTGATCAGATCCTTGAGCAAACAAGTTACCAATCACTGGAAGGTTGTAGACACCAGTTGCTGCAGTAGCGCCAATGTTGCCATTGATAATTTCAACAGTGTAAGACGCTGTGGCGTTGTGAGCAACTTCTCCAGTTGGAGAGATTGCAGTTACAATACCACGGACATTACCATTCCATAGTACTACGTCGTTCAAACGCAATACAGAAGCGTCACTTGTTGCTTTAGTCAACGTTAGCGTAGTAGCAGTAGTTGCTGCTGTTGCTGCCAATGTTACTTTTGCAAAAGCGTGCAAACGAGTTTCTTCCCAGTATTGAACCTCATCGGCGGTACCGCTTGCGCGTACGGCGCCTGTAAGGCTTAGGAACCCCGTTAAGCCACCAGAGATTTGCTGATAGCCGTAAGTCTTAACAAGTTGATCACGATTGTCAGGCTTGTTAATTTCATCAATAAAATCCGCTAACGAAGTATATTTCGTCGGGTCGAGTCTGCGGAATACCGCATCCTTGCTGTCATTATACACCGGAGGTGCAGAAGAAGTTGCCATAGTTAAATTTTTTTATAGCGTTATTTTAAAAACATTTGCGGACGTCCTAACGCATCAAGTACTTGTTGTGTTAGCGAGTCCTGCGGACTTTGTTCTGCGTTAGTTTGTGGTGATGATGCATCGATGTTAGCGGCTTTCTCAACGATTGCACGCTGTCCATCGCTTAGACCTTGTGAGTAAATACTATTTAGAATATTTGGCAAGTTGTCTACAACAGTGCGGTGCATATTCCACAAGTCATGATCCCAAGATCCTCCCTCATCCACATACTTATCAAAGAACGAAGTCATATTACTGTTCTCCTTGGCTAATCCGTTACGATAATCTTGAGGTACGCCGAAGTTAAACTCACGATCTCCAGGTAGGTCAAAGGAAATTTCTCCTAATCCCGTCAGAGATTCAAAGTTTGAGCGCAACCAAGTTTGATCGAATGGATCATCCATAGGTTCTGCAGTATTAGAAGACATAGGTGTCTGATACTCTTCACGAAGAGAACCAATACTTTCCCTGGCCTTCTGTGCATCGATCTTCAACTGTAGATTCGAAAGTCTTACTTCTTCTTCGCTGTAGACGTTGTCGTCGGTCTTGTACTTCGAATTCATAAGAAGTTCAATCTCGTCGTTGCCTAAAGACGGATATTCACTTGCCATTTGCACACGCATCACAGTACGATCATCCATTTCGGATGGGTCTAATGACTGATAGCGGAACCAATCTTCTGGTGAACGTCCCGTTTTTTGAACGAAGTCAGCAATAACTTGAATCCTTGGATCAAGATCAGATGCTATTAAATCAGTCTCATTAGTCTCTGATGTCTCTGTTGTGGGCGTTTCGCTTAACAGGGTTTCAAAGAAATTATTGAGACCTTCTTTACTTTCTTCTGTCAAAGAACTTTCGCTTTCTGTAGCGGGTTCTGTTTCTTGTACTTCCTGTACAGGTTCTTGCACTGGCTCCTGTACGGATTCCTGTACGGATTCCTGTACGTTCTCTTGCACATCTGGTTGTACACTTTCTTGTACAGACTGTTCAGCAGGCTGTACATTTTCAGTGGGTGCATTTTCTGCAGGCGCCACTTGCGCTTCTTGTGGTTGTGCCGCTTCAGTTGGAGGTGCATCTGAAATGCTAAATCCTGCGTCCTGAATGGCTTGTTCCATTTGGTTTTCAACTTTACTCATAAAAATTTAATTTAACTTCTGTTGCAAAATTAATACATATTAATTACGTTTGTGTCAGTGAGTTGACACATCAGACATGGTGTAACTTAGTAATAAGCAGGAAAGAAAAAGGGGGTCATTTTGCCCCCTTTTTTGTTTTAGCGATAGCGCTTCATCATGCCTCCACCCATCATTGATGGTGCATCTTTTGCGCCAGGTTTAAGTCCCGCAGGCGCTCCGAGCATGGTTTTCATTGCCTTTTCAGTCATGCCACC